ATGCAATTCCGCGAACGGCGCCGCGTGATCCAGGTGATCCGCACCGTCTACGATCCAGACCTGAAGCGCGGTCGGTCGGAGTTGGTCGGGAAGATCGACAAGGCCGCGCCCGTGGTCACCGACAGGCTGCAGAAAAGCTGCACGGCGGAGGAACTGTCGGAAATCCTCACCTATCTGGACGACCGCCACAACCGCCTGCGCAACGAGGCGGTGCGCGCCGGGGCGGAAACCCTGCCGGCCCAGATGCGGGAGGCGGCGGAGTATTTCCGCACCCACCGCGACGACGACGCGCGGGCCTTCGCCACAGAAATCCGCTTGGCGTGGGAGGAGTTGAAAACGGCGTTGCGCGACTCCGGCTTTTCAAAGAACAAGCTGTTGAAGAAAGCTGCGGAGCGGGCCGAAGCGGCGCCGGTCGCCGTACAGGTCGCTGCGGAGGAGGTGGCCGAACCGGTGGAAGTTCCGCCTGCCGAGGCGCGGGCCCGCAAGCCGCACGCAAGGAAGGCGAAGACCGCCCGTGTCGTTGCCCTGAACACAGGGGGTTCCAAGGCGGACGAAACCGGTGCTCCTCCGGCCGCGTGACGGCGGCGCCGGCTCAAGCCTCCGCAAGGAACAGCAGGCTGGCGGCGTTGCGGTGGTGGGCCAATGCGGTGGTGAGGCGGGACAGCCACGCGTCGCCGGCGGTCCGGTCGGCAGGCAGGGCGCGACGCCGCCGCGCTGCGCCTTGCCGGGCCTCGGCGGCCAAGCGGTCGTGCAGGCGAAGCACCGCGGCGCGGGCCAGGGCGGCGTGCCGGTCCGACCCGTCGAGAAGCGCCGTCCGAAGCACACCGCGGGACGGCGCGTCGTCGTGACGGCGTTCGAGAGCATCCAAACGATGTGAAATGAGGGACAGCGGGGCGTTGAATGGACGCGGCAGCGCCCCGGTGGATCCGGTCATCCCCGGACGTTAAGCCTTCTGATGACCGATGTAAGGGAAGAATGTCCTAGGACAGAGTGCCGCAGGGCTGACGCTTACTGGCTTGCCCAGACGATGCGGGCCATCCAGGCCACTTCGGCGCGCGGGATGCTGCGGTCCGGGTGGGCGCGGTTGATGGAGATCAGCTCGATCTTGGTGGCGGTTTCGCGAAGGAGTTGCTTCGCCATCACCTCGCCGCCCTTGGTGCGGACGACGACGCGGTCGTTGCGCCGGATCTGCGCGGCGGGCGAGACGATGATGGTGTCGCCGTCGCGGTAGACGGGGTCCATGCTGTCCCCGGCGATCTCCAGCGCGTAGGCGTGGGGGTCGCCGATGCTGGGAAACAGAAGCTCGTCCCAGCCGACGCCCGAAGGAAAGCCGGCGTCGTCGAAGAAACCCGCGTTGCCCGCCTGCGCATAGCCGATGACCGGCACCCGCTGGAGCGAGCCGGCGCCCGCGGCATCGCCGACGAGACTGACGAACTCCGACAGCGACGCGCCGGTCGCCTCCAGAACCTTGGACACGCTCTCCGTCGACGGCCAGCGGAGCTTGCCGTCGCCGGTGGTCCGCTTGCTCTTGTTGAAGGTCGTCGGGTCCAGCCCCGCGCGCCGCGCGAGTCCGGAGGCCGACAGCCCGTGCTGGGCCGCGAGGCGGTCGATCGCCCGCCAAATGTCCGCATGTTTGAGCATGGGAGGATAATCACATAAACGAACCAGCCCGTCCCTAGGAACCTATTCATATTTTCCTTGACGAAGGACTTTAATCAGTACATAACGTGAACATGTGTTCGCCAGCCGCGCGTGCCGCGGCCCATCCGGCGCTCCGCCCGAGAGCGAAGTTGCGCCCGCGAACCCAAAAGCTGCAATTCTCAGGGAGACCTCACGCATGGTCCAGCACCGCAACACGTTTATGGTTCTGTCCGACGCTGTCGGCGAACCGTTCGGCAGCGCGGAGGAGGCGTGGTTCTGGTCGGTCCAGGCGCAGGACGCCAAGGCCGCCGGCGCCCGCATCGCCGCCGGGCGGGGGCTGGTCCAGCGTCCTTGCGAGCCCGGCGACGTGCTGTGCGCGGTGGACCGGCTGTACCGTCGCCGCCTGCTGATCCGCGACCATCTGCACGTGCTGGTCCACTACGGGCGCCGCCTGATGGCGCCGGACCCGGCGCGGTACCGTGAGCAGCGCGCCCACACCCTCTGGCAGGAGGCGTTCGACCGGCTCCGCCCGGTGCTGCGCGAGAAGGGCATCGTCCAGTGAGCACGCCGACGCCTCAGTTGTGCCAAGTGGGGCCCTGCCGGGCCGGAGCGGACGCGCCGCGCGTCTGGGTGGTCTTCCGGGGCGAGGCGGAGCTGTGGTGGCTGCGCCTCCTGAAACCGGGATTCCGCCACTGCTTCGCGCTGCTGCATGACGGGCGCCACTGGGTGATCGTCGATCCCCTTTCGCCCTTCACCGACGTGTCGGTCCTCGACCTGCCCGGGGCCTTCGATCTGCCGGGCTGGTACCGCGGGATGGGGATGGCGGTGGCTCCGGCGCCGGTGCGGCGCGGCCTGACGCGTCCGGCCCCCTGGGCGCCCTTCACCTGCGTCGAGGCGGTCAAACGTCTGCTGGGGTTGCACGCGCCTGCGGTCCTGACGCCCTGGCAGCTTTACCGACGGCTGGCGCGTCCCCCCGCGTCCTGATCCGCGCCGCCGTCCCGCCCCCGCTTCCAGTCGCCCTGTCTCACCACGAACAAGGACACCCCGCTCATGGCGAACCTGTTCAAGGCGCCGCGGCCGACGGCGCCGCCCGCGCCCGCCCCGGACCCCACCCCGAATCCCGCGCCCATCCCTCAACCCGCGCCGACTCCCACTCCCGAGCCTGTCCTCGCGCCGGCCCCGGCGCCGGTGGAAGCTCCAGCGCCGGTTCCCGTCACGACGCCCTGGTGGAACACAGCCCCGGAACCGGCGCCGGCACCCGCCGCCCCGGTGGTCGCGGCCCCGGCTCCCGTGGTGGTGCCCGCCGCCGATCCGGTCACCCCGCCTCCGGCGACGGAGGAGGAGAAGGACCCGGCCAAGGCCGCAGAAGCGCTGATCCAGCGGCGCAACCGGGGACGGGCGGGGACGGTCCAGACCTCCTGGCGGGGCGCGCTGGACGTCGGCGCGCTGGTGCCGCTGCGCAAGCGCCTGTTGGGGGAGTGAGGCCATGAAGGACACCGCGCACGGCACCCCCCGGGGGGGCCGCAAGGGGGATGCCGCATCCGCGTTGCCAAACGGGCCGGAGCGTCTGCTGGAGCGCTACCGGGCGGCACGGGAGCGCCGGTCGGTCTGGGAAAGCCATTGGCAGGACTGCTACGACCACGCCCTGCCCAACGGACAGCCCTTCCGCGGCGGCGGCACCCCCGGCGAGCGGCGGGTGGACCGGCTGTTCGACGGGACCGCGCCGGACGCGGTGGAACAGCTCGCCGCCAGCCTGCTGGCCGAATTGACCCCGCCCTGGTCGCGCTGGTTCGGGTTGCAGCCCGGTCCGTCGCTGCCGGATGGGGAGCGCGACCGCGTGGCCCCGATGCTCGACCGCGCCGCCGGCATCGTGCAGGCGCATGTCGACCGCTCCAACTTCGCCGTCGAAATTCATCAGGCCTTCCTCGACCTCGTGACGGTGGGCACCGCCTGCCTGCTGATGGAGGAGGCCCCGCCCGGCGCCGCGTCCAGCCTGCGCTTCACCGCGGTGCCGCTGGCCGAGGCGGTGCTGGAGGAGGGGGCGGACGGGCGGCTCGATGGCACCTTCCGGCGCAGCGAGGCGACGCTGGCCCAGATCGAGCGCCGCTTTCCCGGCGTGACCATTCCGGACGCGGTGCAGGAACGCGGCGCTGCGGAGCCGGACAGCCGCTTTCCGCTGGTCGAGGCGGTGCTTCCGGACGGGCTGGCCTACCGCTGGACGGTGGTGCTGGACAGCGGTCTGGCCGATCCCGCCACGCTGGCCGAGGGGCGCTTCGCGCAATCGCCGTTCATCAATTTCCGCTGGCTCAAGGCGCCGGGGGAAACCTATGGCCGGTCGCCGGTCATGAAGGCGCTGCCCGACATCAAGACCGCCAACAAGGTGGTCGAGCTGGTGCTGAAGAACGCCTCCGTCGCCGTCACCGGAATCTGGCAGGCCGACGACGACGGGGTGCTGAACCCCGCGACCATCCGGCTGGTGCCGGGGACGATCATCCCCAAGGCGGTGGGGTCGGCCGGGCTGACGCCGCTCGCCAACCCCGGACGCTTCGACGTGTCGCAGCTCGTGCTCGACGACCTGCGGGCGCGCATCCGCCACGCGCTGCTGGCCGACCGGCTGGGGCCGCTGGACCAGCCGCGGATGACCGCGACCGAGGTGGTCGAACGCTCCGCCGAGATGGCCCGGCTGCTCGGCGCGACCTATGGGCGGCTCCAGGCGGAGCTGTTGACCCCGCTGGTGCTGCGCGCCGTCGGCATCCTGCGCCGCCGCGGCGAGATCCCGGACATCGCGGTGGACGGACGCACGGTGGCCCTGCAGCACCGTTCCCCGTTGGCCCAGGCCCAGGCGCAGCGCGACGTCCAGGCGACGCTGCGCTGGCTGGACACCGCCCGCCAACTCGGCCCGGAGGCGCTGTCCGCGGTGGATGTCGCGGCGACCGCGCGCTGGCTGGGCGAGGCCTTCGGCGTGCCCGCCAAGCTGGTGCGGGCGGAGGCGCCCCATGGCTGATCCGACGGAGTGGAACTACGGCGGCTGGGCTTGGCTGGAGGGTGTTTCATCCGCCGAGGCGGTTCCGGCCGGCGATCCGGCGCCCAGCTTCGCCCGCTGCTTCGCCGGGCCGGACGGGGCGCGGGTGCTGGACACGCTGAAAGCCATGACGCTCGAACGCACGCTCGGCCCCGACGCCTCCGACGCCACGCTGCGCGACCTAGAGGGCCAGCGCCGTCTGGTCACCCTCATCCTCACCCTGACCGCCCGTGGGCAGGGCGCCTGAGTCTTTCATCGATAAGGAGCTATCCATGGCCGAGAACCTGCTGACGTCGACCGTTCCCGGCGCCCCGCCCGTGGTGCCCGAGAAGTTCCGCGACCCGGAAACCGGCGCGGTGCGCGTGGAGGCGCTGTTGAAGTCCTATCTGGAGCTGGAGCGCAAGCTGTCCGCCCCCATCTCTGGTGATGGCGAGCGGCCCGACCTGCTGGCGGCGCCGGGGGTGCCCGATGGGCCGGAGGGCTATTGCATCGCCTGCGACCATGGGCTGTTCGAGCCGGACCCGGCGATCAACGGCCGCCTGCACGGAGCCGGCTTCACGCCGGAGCAGGCGCAACTCGTTTACGACCTCGCCGCCGAGCGGCTGGTCCCGCTGATCCAGGAGCTGGCCGCCGAATTCCAGGCGGAACGCGAGGTCGAACGGCTGTCCGCCCAGTTCGGCGGGGCCGAGCGCTGGCGGGAGGTGTCGCGGCAGCTCCACGCCTGGGCGGTGAAGAACCTGCCGCCCGCCGCGGTGGAGGGGCTGTCGACCACCTATGAGGGGGTGATGGCGCTTCACCGGATGATGACCGGCGGCGAGCCCGCCGCGCTGTCGATGCCGGCCGGCGCGCCGTCCGCCGGCGGGGAGGCGGAACTGCAGGCGCTGATGCGCGACCCCCGCTATTGGCGGGACCGCGACCCGGCGGTGGTGTCGAAGGTGACCGACGGGTTCCGGCGCCTGTATCCGACCTCCTGAGCCTGTGGACCTTTGGCGCGGCGTGGCTTTGCGCGGCCTCTCGGGAGGGTTTTTGCGATGCCACGCCGCGCCGGATGGGCATAATGTCGCAGCCGGTTTGAAAAGGACGCAGGGGGATCGGGGCGGGCAACTTGACCGTTGCGTGTTTGAAATAAAAAAGCGACGCTTTCGCGCAGAATGACAACCGCCCGGAAGCAGCCGGGTGCGACGATTGCCGCCGGGACCGTGATGACGCTGCGCCGCAAGATCCGCTGGCTGACCTGGATCGGCCTGATCGGCTGCCTCATGGCGGCAATACCGGCGCTTTACCTGCTGCGCAGCGGTTTGATCACGGAGCGGGAACGGTTGACCCACGCGTTGGTCGGGTCGGCGCACGCCATGCTTGGCGAGATCAACGCGGCCATCGAGGCGGGCGCCCTGCCGCGGGACGAAGGCCAGGGGCAGGCGCGGCTGGCGCTGCGGGCGCTGGGACGCGATCCCTTCCATGTCAGCGTCTTCACCGATGGGCGCGTGCCCGAGGGCTGGATGGACGAGGGGCATTCGGTCCGCGCCAGCCTGACCTTCGAGCCCTGGGGCTGGGCCATCGCAGCGGCCAGCGGAACCGACGATCTCGATCGCGAGTTCGCCATGGAGGCCCTGGCCTTCGTCCTGTTCATCGCCGTTCTGCTGGTGCTGAGCTGGCCGCTGTCGGTGTTCCTGTCGCAGCACGTGCTGGGCCCCATCGAGGCGCTGTCGGAGCGGATGGAGCGGCTGACCGAAGGGCAGACCGGCATCGACATCCCCGGCCGCGACCGCAAGGACGAGTTCGGCGCCATGGCCCGCGCCATGGACTATTTCCGGCAGGCCGCCGAGGCGCTGATCGTGCGCGACGAGCGGCTGTTCGGCATCATGAACAACATCGGCGAAGCCATCGTGCTGGTCGGCGAGGACGGTCGGGTCCAGGAGCACAACCCCGCCGCCGTCGCGCTGTTCGGGGTGCCCGCGGAGCGGCTCGACGGCCATCGCTTCGCCGACCTGTTCGCCGAGGAGGACCGCGAGCGGGTGGCCCGGCTGCTCGGCCTGGGAGCGCCGGGCGGGGACGGTGCGGCGGAGTTGGGGGCCAGCGGCCGCACGGAGCGCGCCGAGGAGCTGGTGATCGAACGGGGGGACGGGCGGATCGATGCCTCGCTCTCCCTGTCCTGCCTGGACGTGCAGGGGCGGCGCAGCTACGTCTGCGCGCTGGCCGACATGACGGAGCGGATGCGCCACGAGCGGGAGCTGCTGCGGCTGGCCACGCGGGACCGGCTGACCGGCCTGCCGAATCGCGCCCTGATCGAATCGCTGCTCGACACCTCGATCGAGCGGGCGCGCCGCCATGGCCGCCGCTTCGCGGTGCTGTGCCTGGACCTGTCGCGCTTCAAGCTGATCACCGACACTCTGGGCCACCACGCCGGGGACCTGCTGCTGCAGGAGGTCGCCTCGCGGATCGTCGTCACGGTGCGGGCGAGCGACACGGTGGGGCGCATCGGCACCGACGACTTCGCGGTGATCCTCGACGAAGTGGGCGAGGCGAAGGAGGCGGAGGTCGCCGCCCAGCGCATCCTGGCCGCCTTCGACGAGCCGGTGCTGCTGATGGGGACGGAGCATTACGTCCGACCGTCGATCGGCATCGCCCTGTTCCCCGACCATGCCGACAGCGCGCAGGAACTTATCCGCTCCGCCGACACGGCGCTCTATGCGGCCAAGCGGGCTGGCGGCAAGCGCCACGCCTTCTTCCGCAAGGAACTGGCCGACCAGGCGCACCGCCATCTGGCGCTGGACCGCGACCTGCGGGCGGCGCTGGCGCGCGGCGAGTTCCAGCTCCACTACCAGCCCAAGGTGTCGTTGATCGACCAGTCGCTGGAGGGGTTCGAGGCGCTTCTGCGCTGGGACAAGCCCGGCTTCGGCATGATTTCACCCGGCGAGTTCATTCCGGTCGCCGAGGACACCGGCTTCATCGTACCGCTCGGCGACTGGGTGCTCGACGAGGCCTGCCGGCAGTTGCGGGAGTGGATCGACCGTGGGCTGGAGCCGGTGCCGGTGGCCGTCAACATCTCGCCGCGTCACCTGCGCCAGCGCTCCGCCGAGGATTTCCGCCGGATCATCGACCGCCACCGCCTGTCGCCCGATCTGGTCGAGCTGGAGATCACCGAGGGTGCGGTGATGCAGGACATGGACCACGCCCTGTCCGTGCTGGCGGCGCTGAAGGCCATGGGCATCCGCGTGGCGGTGGACGATTTCGGCACCGGCCATTCCTCGCTGAGCTACCTGAAGCGGTTGCCGGTGACGACGCTGAAGATCGACCGCTCCTTCGTGAACGGCGTGCCGAGCGAGCGGGAGGACAACGGCATCGTCTCCACCATCATCGCCATGGCCGACATGCTGGGGCTCGACGTGGTGGCGGAGGGGGTGGAGAAGCAGGAGCAGGCCAATTTCCTGCGCCACCACAATTGCACCCTGGTCCAGGGTTGGCTGACCGGGCGCCCGGTCCCCGCCGGTCAGGCTGCCGATCTGCTGGCCATGCGCCTGCGCCGGTCGGCGTGAGATCCGGAAGAACCGGGGGCCGTCGCCCCCGGTTCTTCCCTACGGCCGCCCCTGGCGTCAGCGCAGCGCGCCCTTGACGTCCTCGTACTTGTCCTTCTGCCAGGACTCCAGGCCCTTGAGGTCGTTCTCCGTCATGTCGACGGTCAGGCGCTTGCCCTTCATGTGCAGCCGCTCCAGCGGCAGGACGACGTCCTTGTCGCTGAAGTCGGCGATGTGATCGACGTCGATCACCGCGAAGGTCTGGCCGCCCTTGCGGACGATGCCCTCGATCTCGGCGATGTCCTTGCCGTCGCTGCCGTAGACGTCCTTCCCCTTGAGCTGGGCCGCGGTCATCTTCGCGACCGCCGGGTCGAGCGATCCGTGGGTGGCGGCGACCTGCCCGGTCGCCTTGTTGCTCGGGACCTCCTTGGCGGTGGTTCCGGACGTGCTTTCGGCCAGGGCCGGCGTGGCGAGCAGAAGCGCGGCGACGCCACAGGCGGTGATGATCGTCTTCATGAAGCGTATTCCTTTTTTATGCCGTGTTTTCGGGCCGTTGAGGCCAACCAATCAACAGCGTGGCTCCGGGGGATATTCCACGCCCCGAGGGGGTACCGCGCCAAGGGAATGATTGTTCGGCAAAGGAAAATATTCTTGACATGAAGGGGCGTATGTCCTAGAAACACTCTTGCCAACGCCCGTCGTGCGTCCCCTCACGCGATGGGCCGCGGCATCCCGAACCTCCCTCCATGCCTGTCCTGAAAGGGGCTGACCGGACAACCGAAAGGCCCGGCCAGCCCCTTTCTTTTTTCGCGCTTCGCCTGCGGCCGGGCGCGCGTCCCTTCGTCCTTTTCCGGGATTGGGCGCGCCTGACAACCGGGTGGCGGAATGCTTCCCGCCGGACGGGACCCCCGCAGAACGCGAAAGGAATACAATCCGATGTCCACCTCGGTCGCCCAGGCTTTCGTCAAGCAGTTCGAACGCGAAGTGCACGACGCCTACCAGCGCATGGGCTCCAAGCTGCGCAACACGGTGCGCACCAAGAACAACGTCCAGGGCGCCTCCACCGTCTTCCAGAAGGTCGGCAAGGGCACCGCGTCGACCAAGGCGCGCCACGGCGCGGTTCCGGTGATGAACCTGGACCACACGCCGGTCGAATGCACCCTCTACGACTTCTACGCCGGCGACTGGGTCGATCGGCTGGACGAGCTGAAGACCAACATCGACGAGCGGCAGATCATCGCCAGCGCCGGCGCCTACGCGCTGGGCCGCAAGACCGATGAACTCATCCTGGGTGAGTTGAACCGCTCCACCAACTACGCGGGTGCGTCCAGCGACGGGCTGACCAAGGCGAAGGTGTTGACGGCCTTCGAGAAGCTGGGCGAGTCCGACGTGCCGGACGACGGCCAGCGCTACGCCGTCGTCGGCTGGAAGCAGTGGAGCCAGCTTCTGGGCATCGACGAGTTCGCCAGCACCGAATATGTCGGCGCCGACGAGCTGCCCTGGCGCGGCACCCAGGCCAAGCGCTGGCTGGGCACGCTGTGGATGCCCTACTGCGGCGCCTATTGATTTTATTGGGAAATTTCCGCGTGTAGCTGTGATGCGTCACAGTCACGCGCGATCCAGCGCCCGCCGCGCCCGATCCAGATGATCCGGCGCGAGGTGTCCATAGGTGGACTGCACCTGCTTGATTGAGGCGTGCCCGAGCCACCGGGCGACATCGTACAGCGGCACGCCTGCCTGAACCATCCACGACGCGGCGGTGTGCCGAAGCGTGTGAGGGGTCACCTTGTCGTCCAGCCCGGCGCGCAGCCGGGCCAGCTTCCAGCCCTTCCGAATATCCGCCACCGGGCCGCCCTGGTAGGTGATGACGTACCCGGTGTCGCTGCCGCGCTTGCGCGCCAACCGCAGGAAGGTCATCAGCCGCCGCGGGATCGGGATCACCGCCCGGCCTTTGCTCGTCCGCTCGCGCCCCGGCGGGTTGAAGTCGATCACCCCGCGGGCAAGGTCCACCTGGGGCCAGCGAAGGGACAGGATGGCCTCTTTCCGCGCCCCGGTGTACAGCCCAATCATGATGAACAGCGGGAGATGCAGCCGGCCCCATTCGCTGGCCCGCGCGCCCATCAGCAGCGCCGCGACTTCGCCGCGCTCCAGCCACCGTGTGCGCGGCTCCGGACGATCCGGCGTCCACACGTGAACCAGGGCCGAAAGCCGCTGCGCCTCCCAGTCCCGACGAACGGCAGCCTTCAGAACGATCAGCTCGTTCCCCCACGTCCCCTTGGTGACGCCGCGCCGATCCTTCCCGCTCTCCCGCCATGCGCCATAGGCCCGGCAGGCTCGTTCCGTGATGTCGGCGACTGCCCGGTCTCCCCACCACTCCGACAGCCGCTCGACCGCGTGCAGGATGCTGGGCGGGTACGCTGCAGCGGGAGCCCGCTCGCCGGCATAGTCCGCCAACACGTCGTCTATTTTCCGGGAAGCGGGATCACTCGGCCCGAGATGCGATCCGGAGATGAAGCGCGCAAGTTCGCCTTCAGCTCGGCGACGGTCGTCAGTGCCCGTGGCACGGACCCGCGCCTTTCCGTTTTCGAACCAGCGGACGTACCAGCCCTTGCGCCTTTCATCCCAGTGGAGGTGAGGGCCTTTGTTGCGTCTCGGCATGTGCGGCGTTCCGTCAGATAGGCGCGGACATCATCGGGGGCGATCAGGTAGCGGCCAGCGACCAGCGTGGCATGAAGCCGCCCGGCCTTGCACTCGTCCTGCACGAAGCGTGATGAGCATCGGAGGACGGCGGCAACCTCAAGAGGGGTCGCGAGGTCCGGTAGGTCTGTGATTTTGGTGGCGTTTTCCGACATGTTGTGTCTCACCAATGTTTGCCACCGGCAAGTGTGGGGCGATGGTATTGGGATTAAATTCACAAGTCAAGGGCCGTGTAGCGCAACCTCTGCGCCCATGCCTACACCTCTCCCTGCGCTGCGCGGTGATGGGAGAGGGCGGCGCGCACCGGATCAGCAATCCAGCCCCCGATGCGCTCCGCCGGCTCTGCGGGGATGACGAAATCGCAGTCGCCACACGCGCAGAACTCGGCGCCCCGGCAATGGCGGCAGACCTTGGCGTACCGGATGCCTGACCAGCCGTCCGCTGGAAGCGCGCGAAACGTCACGGCGAGATAGCGGTCTCCGGCGCTGATGGTGTGTCCGCAGAGGTAGCAGTGGTGGTCCTGCCGGGCGACGTGCTCGGCTTGCTTGATGGGCTTAGCCATTGCTCACCTACGTCTCGGTGGTCAGGAGGCCGGCGCTGCGGGCCTTGGCGAGCAAGGCATTGCGCTTCGTCATCCATCCGGGCTCGGTGTGCGGAATGGCGATCAGTTCCGCCAGTTCCCGCGCGATGTCCGCGCCCTGCGCCGGCTGGACGGTCACGCCGACTCCGCGATAGGCGTCCATCTGGTCGGCAAGCCGGCGAGCCTCGGTGGTCTTCCCCGAGACGCCGCGCTCGGCTTCCCGCTGGTCGGCCCAGCACCGGACAGCCGCCGCAGCGTGCATGTCTCTGCCCAACAGGACGAAGAACGGCTCACCGTCCCTCAGCTTCTCCAGGCACGGGTTCCAGGGTGCCAGGATGCGGCGGTCCTGCGCCGGCTGGGCAGGAGACAGGGCGTTGACCGCCTCCACCAGAACGTTTTTGGCGGTCTGGGCGAACGCTTTGGCTTCGGTGGCGCGCGTCGGGACATCGCAGTTCGGGTCAGCGTGCCACTTCTCGATGAAGACAGCCCGGTAGATCGCGCTGTTCAGCTTTCCCATGGCGGTGTATGCGGCCTCCCGCAGTTCGTCCCGCTCGGCCTCCGCCTGGGTGGCGCGGGCCTCGGCGGCGGTGAGGTCTGCGGCCTTCCTTCGCCGTCAACTCCCGCAGAGTGACGAGCAGAGTGATTTCGTAGGTCTTGGTCTTGCTCATGGTGTCGTTCTCCTGTGCGCGCTCAGCGCTGCGCGGGGGTGGGGATGTGGGGGTCAGGCGACCGGCTCTTGCGTCCAGGCGTAGTAGTCGCGGCGCAGGCGGTCGAAACGCTGGGCAGCGTCTGCATCCTTGTTGAGTTCAGCGCGGCTCTCCACGCCACAGATGCGGCGGAATGCCTTGACCGCATCAAGCCCGGAGGCATCCCAGTGATCGGGGAAGCGGTCGGCTATGAAGTTGGGGAACAGCTTCTCTTGGCACAGCAGGGCTGCCCGCTGGCTGAACGGAAGGTCGGTGATCTTGCGGCGCTCGGCGGGAGGAGATGGCGGAGCGGCCGGGAGTGCGTCCGGCTCATCCTCTTCCTGGATCGGAGGGAGCCCGCATATCCCCTCGCCGTAGCATCCGCCACACCCGCCCATGGTCTCGGCGCAGGGATGCGGCTCGGGCTTGGCAGGGGCCTCCGGCGCCACCGGGATCACCAGCACCATGAACTCGTGACCGTCCTTCGGAGAGCAGTGCGCCCCCTTGAACGGGTTGGTGGCCGGGTTCTCCAGCGGGTCGGCGGAAGCGTCCAGCCGGAAGCTGGCGTTCATGCCGCGGGCGTTGTCCGACCAGTTGGTGAGGCGGGCCCGGCCGGCGTAGATGGCGCCACCCTGGCGGAGCATGTTGAAGGCATCAGTCAGGCGGTCAGCCATGGTCATGACTCCGATAGTAGGGGCGGCACACCTCGACCACCCTGCGGCAACCCTCCACGTTCATCATGCCGATGTGGCAGACGCCGGGATCGATGCCGAGCTGTTCAGCAAGCCACCGGTAACCGGCTGCGCGGGCCTTCCCCGGCTTGCACCGTTCGCGGTGGATCTTCGCGCGCCACAGCGGGTCGAACGCGGCGTGGGCTGCCTGCTTTGCTTGGCGAAGCTCTCGGTTGGCAACCCTGCCCAGCGCCTTGAACTTGCTGCTGTTCTTGTGGACACCAACCCAGCCGCAGCCGATGGGGCAGCGGTAAACCGGGCCGTAGTCCTTTCCGTAGATTTCGGCGCTGCTCTCCAGAAGCTCGGTCGGCATGCCGCAGTAGGAGCAGAGCAGCCAGCCGTTCTCGTCGCGCGGCGGCTTCTCGGCGATGGGCTCGTGTATCATAGCCCCTGCGCCTTCTTCGCGAGGTAGCGCTTCCAAGCCGGGGAGGCGGAGGCGAACTCTCGGGCCAGCTTCAGCATGTCGATGCCGTGCCGACGCTGGAACTCCAGTTCCCCGACGTTGTGCTGCTGACGGTGGTGTTCAGTGCACAGGCTGATGGCCCGGTCGTCCGAAGGCTTCATCCCCATGCCGCCGTCGCCGTGGGTGCGGACGTGGGCGGCTTCGATGGGGCGGCCCTGGCAGCCGGGGACGCAGCAACCGTGCTGGCGGACGAAGGCGAGGTGGCCGGGGCAGCGGTCGCGCTGGGGGCGGCCAGTGTCAGCCTTGCGCTTCGGGAGGCGGGCGGGGAGTGCCATGGCCGTCACTCCGCCGCCTGTGACGGGACGCCCTGGAAGACGGAGCGCTTCTTGGCGGCCCTGTCCTTCAGGAATTCGAACGCGCCCTTGTCGGCAGCTTTCAGCCCATCAAAAGCCGCCTTGTTGGCCTTCAGCGTTTCGTTCAGCAGATCGAGAGTGGGGGCGCCGTCGATGGCCTTGCTCATCAGGAAGCGCCACCTCTCCCAGTCGGTGCCGGCGTCGTTGGCGAGCATGGGAACGGGGATCAGGAGCGGGATGTCAGGAGGGTTGTTGTCCTGGCCCGCCGCTTCGCCTTCGCCACGCAGGACAGCCTCCTTCTTGGCACCGAACATGTTGTAGATGCGGCGCTGCGCCTCCTTGTCGACCGTCCCGATTTCCCGTAGTCGTGATCCAACAGCAGTGCGCCACAGCTCTTCCATGTCGTCCAGGTCCAGGCAGGCGTCGAGGCGCTTCTTGACATCGGCCTCGAAGGCGGCGATGGCGGCCGGCTGAAGCTCCGGGTTGGACTTGGCCGCGAAGTACGCCTCGGACTCCTCCCGGTACTTGCTGTCATCGAACTGGCCCATGTAGATGTCCGCGGCCAAGCCGAGCTGAAGTAGGCACTTGCCCAGTGCGTCGGTGATCGACATCTTCAGGCACTCGTCGGTCGGCTTCGGTTTTCCACCGCGTTCCGGCATCATCTCGGTGCCGCCCCACTGAGGGCCGGTCCAGCGAGCATTGGCAGGATATGTCTCCCGCCAGCCTTCAGGCCACACCGCGGCGTCTGCGCCGGCCGGCACGTACCAGACGCGGACCTTGCTGAACGCCATGTCGTGGCTGATCTTCAGGTCGTCTTCGACGTACCCCCACCCTTGTCCGACCGGGCCGAAAACCTCGGTCATCAGTTGAAGGCGATAGGTCGGGTCGATCTGCGTTCCCTTGAAGCCGCCGGACTTCTGGAAAGGCTTTGTCGCCTTCGGGTCTGTCCGTTCCAGCTTCTTCCAGATGGTGAGGTTGTCGGTCATTTCAGGGCTCTCGGGTCTTGTGCTCGGTTGAGGGCTTTGGCAGCGTCTTCCTGGCGCTTCAGGACCGTTTCCATGACGGCGAACCACTCGGGAGGGAGGTGGCGGCGTGCGAAGGACACAGTGTCCAGTGCCGCCGCCTCTGCCTCGTGGACCACCGCATCAGGGATGGGGATGTCCTGAGGGCCTTTGTCGTAGGCCATGGATCACTCCACCGCGCCGTAGCGGCCCGGATAGCGAGGCTCTTCGCCGGGGCTGGGGAGGTTGAAGATCGCGCGACGCTCGTCCTCTCTGGCCTTCCTGGCACGGGCGAGACGGTCTTCCATCTCCTTCGCCTTCACGTAGGAGCGGTACTGCTCCAGCGTCATGCCCTTGGCCTTTGCGCGCTTGCGCTCGGCGGCGCGGTCCATCTCCAGAACGATGTCGCGCGCCTTGTCCATGCTGGCGTCCAAGAACGCCATTGCCTCGGCAACCGTGCGGATCGGAATGGACGAGTGGACCCAATAGCGAGTGCCGGTCGGCGTGATGATCCGGGTGGCGACGGCGGGGCCGAACATCGAATTGCGCCAGTCCGCCCGCTTTCCGGCCGGGAACTCGCCGCGCTCCGGGGCGTTCCATTCCTGGCCCATGCGCGGGCCGTTGAAGAGGGGCAGCTTGAGGCTTCCGCGGAACTGGTCCTCGGTCACCTCGACCATGCCGACGAAGGTGGAGCCGTCCATGTCACGCCTCCACCATCTCAAGTTCGTCGGCGGTGTCAGCGTAGCTCTGCGCTTCGGAAACGGTGTCGAACGGGCCGATGGGCAGGCAGTCTGTGGCGATCCACCAGCCGTCGCGGTCGTAGTAGATGTCAGCCATCACGCGGCCTCCCCAGGAACGTGCTTCACCGAAATCCCGGCCTTGTCAGCGCGGCGCGAAGCGCGGATGTCATCCTTGATGTTCTTCAGGTCATCATCGTCCAGCGATCCGCCGTCCATGTGCTTGGCGTATCCGTGGGCAAGCTGCATGAAGGCTTCTTCCCACTTCTTCCCGTGACCGTCTTCGAGGCCGACGACCGCATGAGCCAACTCGTGCAGAAGCGTGATGGCGACGGCGTGAAGGGGGAGTTCGTGGTCGATTTCGATGTGGGCCGGGCCGCCATCGTCAGGGAACGCTGTGGCCGCAAATCCGCCAAGGTCCACCAGCCCATCCACCAGTACGATTTTCAGAGACAGGTTCGGGTACAGTTCTTCGGCTGCGGCGATGGCAGGGCGGAAGGGATCGTTGAAGGTGATGCCCATCACGCGGCCTCCTGCTGAGCGTTGGCGGCGCGCTCGGCGGCGTAGCGCTCCACAGCGGCGAGGCAGTCGGAGAGCGTCCCATAGGCGTTCGGGATCGCGATGCAGTCGTGGTGCGAATACTTGTCGTGCTGCACCCAGTGCGTGGCGTAGCACTCCACCGCATCCTCCCCGACGCTGTAGGTCAGGTTGATCTTGCCGACGCGGCCCATGAGCGCATGAGCGGCGTGCAGGCGGGACCGGACTTCAATGGCCGGCGGTTCGGCGGTGTCGCGGATCGGCGTGAACATTGCGGTCATGGCGTGTCCCTCAGAAAGAGAGGCGGAAGAGTTGGTAAGCAGCCATCAGCACTGCGCCAGTGAGGGCAGATGCGAGGGCGAGGACGATGGGGAACAGGAAGTCCGCCTCCATCTCGGCCTGGGAGCGCTTGCTCTCGGCCACATGCGCGTCCACGGCGGCGGCGGTGGGGTCGGCGTAGTCGATGTCCATCACGCGGCCTCTGGCTTGCCGAAGGCGCCGCAGTAGCCGCGCGGAATGCGCTCCTCTTCACGGAAGCCCTCGCTCATGACGAGCGGCTTGCCGGGTCTCCACGCCATGCAGTCGGAGGCGATGCAGTTCGGCTTTTCGTACATCGTCCGCTCGTCAGAGCGGTTGCATGCGGCCCCGCCGACGGCGGTTTCGGCGTGATCCCATCCGGTGACGAGCGTGTTCACTCGCGCGTGCGGGCACCACTTCGAGCGGGCCTGTTCTTCGGTCATCAGCATAGGGTCTATCTCCCTGTGTTCGGCTATCTCCCCGGTCCCCTGTGGAGGCTGGTGAGGTAGCCGGCGGCTTGTCGTGCCTGCCGCCGGCCTATTTGCTGGCGTGTTTTACGGCCCTGAGAGGATCGAGCCCCATACACCGGCCTTAACGGTGCGGTCGCCGCCGTCCTCTGCGAGGTTGGTGCCGGCTGGCGTGCTGGCCGGGGAAGGCTTCAAGTCCCCGCTGGGCCAGTCGAAACGGACCCAGGTCAGCGCCGGCAAGATCACTTCAAGCGTCGGATACCTCCTCTCTCAGGTGCGACGGGGGATGCCATCCCCTCTATCGCCTTAAGCCCCACCCGCTTGTCATGGCGGGTAAGGGGCTGGGACGGTGTGGCGGCGTTCCTGCCGCCGGGCGTGTTCAGCGGTAATACGACCTCACTTCGACGGCCTCCCCGTCACCGACGAGGAGGAGCGCCTTACGGACGGCGATCCCGATGGCCATCGATTGCGACGCTTCGGAGTCCAGGTTCCCCATGCCGGCGTTCGCGTCGATTTCCGCTACTTCCACCTCGTTTCCTTCGGCGTCGAGGTAGGTCACGACGATGAGCGTATCGTCCAAGTTCTTGCGCATTCTGCTGTGCTCCTGCTTTGGTGTGGCGGCGTGCCTGCCGCCGGGGTGGGGGTCAGTCAGTAATTTTCGTGTAAGTGAAGCGACCGTTGTTCATGGTCGGTCCGCGATGACCGAAGGTTCCGTCGCCCAAGTACTCGAAGATGTCCGCAGCCGTGACTGGCCCTTCGTACTGCCCGGTGAACACCATGGTTGACCCGGATCGGCCGTCGTCAGAGATGTTGAAGACCCGGCCGCCGTGCTGAAATTTGTGGCCGCGCGCCTTGGCCTCCGCCCATTCTCTCGCCCATTTCGCGTAGGCGTCCTGGCTCTCTTTGCTGAGCGGGGCATTTTTGGCCGCAGGCTCTTCCCACCCGCACTCATTGCAGATCAGCCGATTGTCGGTACAGTTGCCGCACGGCGCGCTGATGTGGCAGGAGCAATTCTCGACCTCAGGCCAGTGCAGCACTCCACCGCACCCATCCGGGCATGGCGATCCGTTTTCAATGAATGCTTCGGCAGCCATGGCTGTCTCCTGTGTTTCCGGTATGGCGGATGGGTGGGGAGGGGTCAGGCGAGACCGGCGCGGTGATGTTCAGCCCACACGCCAAGCCAGAGTTGCGACGGGTCTTTCCAGAACCGGCTGCTATGGGGCCTCCAAGTCGTGTGGCCCCAGCTCCGCGCCGTTCCGTCCAAGGCGTAGTCGGCGGCGGCGGAAACCTCTTCGATGGCCGGGTGCCATTTCCATGCGGCGTCAACGGCATCCTTCCAATCCGCCCTGTTCGCGAGGCGCTGGGACACGAAGTTTTCGATCCGGTACAGGGACATCACTTCCCCCCGTTCTGAGCGGCCCCGGCGCGGGCCAGTGCTTCGGCAAGCTCGCGTTCCTGGCGGCTCATCGCGTGGACTCCGGCCCGGCGGCTGCGGCAATGACAGCGTGCGCCTGATCGCAAAGCGCGGAGATGGCCTTCCATTCCGTGGCAGGCGGGCCTTCTCGGTCGATGTATTCGACAAGGTCGCTCAGCACGCGCAGAAGCTCGGGGCCGGAGTTCAGCGACTTCGCCGCCGCAATGGCGTCGGGAATGTTCTCGGCACCGATGGCGGAGACGCAGCGGGAGACGAAGCCGTTGGCGCAGGGGATGCGGGCAGCTTCCGAACCATCGTCGTGGTAGATGATGAGGGTGTCCATGCTCACGCCTCCTGTCCGGTGGCCGCGGAAAGGGCGGCGCGCGGCCCTTGCAGAAGGTCTTCCGTCAGGCACTCGACCTCGATAGAGCGCTGGTTCGCTTCCAGCCATTCGACCAAGTCACGCAGCTCTGACAGAAGCTCCGGGGCCGCATCCCGCACCGGGTCCGCCGTCACCCCCAGGAGCGCGGCGATCTGGGCCGGGTCTTCGCGATACGTCTCCGCCGCCACATCGTTCAGGAAGACGACGCGCGAACCGCCGTCGCCGCGCGCAAAGACCTTCGTGATGTGATCGGCGTTGACCAGTTCCGGTTGCCCGGAGACGTCGGTCAGCGTGATGAACTTCGGCGTCATAGTGTCCCCCTATGCCCCCCCTCCCCGCGATTGAAGCGCTGAGGAATGGTGAGGCGTGTGTGTGGTTCAGGCGAAAATCACCGCGTACTCGCGGGGCTCGCTGGTCATCGCGTTGGCACGTTCGCAGGCGGTCTTGTGGTGGATGGCGATGGCGGAAGAGTCGAACCCGGCGATCAGCAGGAGGCGTTCGGTGCACTCGCCGTGGTCGGCGGTGATCTCGATCACCGAAAGGGCCATCTTGCGGACCAGCGCTTCGACCTCGGCCCGCGCCTTATCGACGACGCCGGTCTTCGCGGAAGCGATGGCTTCAGCGAACGTAGCAGCGCGGAAGTACAGCGCCTCGCTTTTGCCGATGCCGCGCGGGTAAACCTGGATGGAAATCGGGGACCGCTCGCCGTACCGGCGGTCGGTATGCGATATCGAGATGCCGGCGTAAGCCCCGCTGTCAGGCAGCATGGCGGCGATGGCGTCGAGTTCGGCGATGATTTCGGCTTCGTTCATTGTTCGGTTCCCCCTCGTTGAAATCCCCTCCCGAAAGGCCCGCCGGGACGCTGCTGGATGGAGCGCGACCCGGCGGAAGTCTGAGGAGGGTGGTGGTGTGGTTCAGGCGGCGAGCGACTTCGCGGTGTCGTAAAGCGGGTGGCCGGGGAGGAGGCGGATGCTATCGGCCTCGAAGTAGTCCGTGCGGCCATCGCTGTTGTTTTCGATCACCAGGGCGCGCCGAAACTCGGCCGGGAAGCAGCCCTTCTTGCTGCGGAGCTTGATGGTTTCCGCCGGAACGCCAGCAATCCAGGGCCCGGCGTCGATGCGGATGCCGGCGCGCTTGCCGTTGACGGTAAGGGTGGTTTTGCTGAGCTTGGCGTTCATCATTCCCTCCGGTAAATCCCGCCTCCCGAAAGGCTCCCGCGGCAGCCGACGCTCAGCGCCGCGGGATGAGTCTCAGGGAGGTCTGCCACACCACCCACCCGGTGGGATCGGTGATACCGAAGAGGGGGTGGTGTGAGAGGAAGTATCTCGCTGCACCGAGACTGCGTCAAGCAAAAAAGTCTCGCTATGGCGAGAGAGCGCGACAGCCGCGATGTGCGTCATACTCGCCTCGGTGGCGCTCGATGGTAGGCGCTCGCGGATGCTGGAGGATGAATGAAGGCCTTGGTCCTGGCTGCCGCTCTGGCGGCCCTCGCCGTTTCCGGCTGCGACCAACGGGGAAGCGTCGTGCCGCTAAAGCAGCTCGCCCCGATCGCGGCTGCGGACGTCAAGCTCTACGCGGCTATCCCGCCGGGGGCGGAGGTGGTTGCTATGGTCGAGGCGCAAACCACAGGCGGCTGGACGCGCCAAGGCTGGATGGACTCGGCAGTCGACAATCTGAAATCCCTCGCCGCAGATGCCGGAGCAAATGGCGTCGTGATCCAACAGCAATCCACGTCGAACGGCGGCGCCATCCTCGCGCAGCCCGGCGCCGCTTCGCCGATCGTCGTCGCGCCAGTGGGGGGATATCCAGTCCTGCGCGGTACAGCGATCCGAGTGTCGCGGTAACGCCGCGCTTGCCTTGTGGCCTGCGTCAACCCGCCGCACACATAGTGCATACCCATGCAACCAGCTGATTGTTAGGGGCTTCTGCGAGGCAGGGAACTTCAGAACATACTTTAGTATGCACGTTACAATGGCGAAATATTGTGCAGCCTTGCCCAAAGGTTTCCCAATATCATAGGATGTACCCGCTGCCCCCTTAGGGGGATGTCAGCCTCCCCCCGGCAGTGCTGCTAACACGCCAGGGGGATGCGCCGGGAGCCCATCCCCATTGCAGGCACGCCTCACGCGCCGACCGCCAGTCTCCCTGGGCCAGGGTGACATACGAAGATATGCGCGAGAGGTGTGCCTATGAAAAGAGCAAAGATCCAATTCGTCACGACTCTGCACTATCTTTGTCGTGATCGCTCCAATCTTCCTTTCCCAAAGATTAACGCAGCACAAAACGCAAAGCGTTTTGCGATCTATCCACTTTACCATTTCAGGGTTTTTATCGCAGTTCTGGATGCTCTTTCATACCAACTTCAACCTATGCTCACAGTGAACACGAAGGCCAATCGGCCTCGGTGATCCTTGACAGAGTTCCTGTTTTGTTCCAGCTTTGAGCGATGCGAAGGGGGCGCAATGACCAGTGACAAGGAGCAGCAGGCCGGACGCGCCGAAGATGCGGACCGGGACGCTGGCGCAGAGCTTACGGCAGAGTTCCACGCCATCTGGGGAGGGATGTCCCCAGCGGAAAAGCTGAGAGCCCTAAGGATCCTTGAGGGAATGGCGCGCCCTACTGAGAGGACGCCAGATCATCCGTGAGCTTCTTGATCGCTTCGGCTTTCTGTTTGGGAGACATGGCGCCGAAGATGGCATCCGCCATTTCATCAAGCTCTGGAACAGGTGCTTCTCGGCCAATGAGCTGGTCGATTGTCACGGGCCGCTTTAACAGCTTCGTCGCCCCATCGGCAAGCCGCTCGAGGGTCTTGATGGAGATGTTCGGGGTTTTGGCCCCGCTGAGCGGCTCGTTCAGGGAGTTGTATGACACCCCGGAAGCTTTTGACCATACGTTCGGGTTTTCGAGGCCATCCTTGTTGGCCTCGAAAAACGAGCGCAGGCCGGCGACCCGGCGAGCTTGATCTTCAGCGTCAGTTGCCATTCCCCCATTGTGCTGATTTCTCGCCACAGCGATATCTCGGTATAGCGAGTTAATGGGCTTGACGTTGTCTCGGTATAGCGAGACAATGCACCCATGATGATCGAACGCGCCGCCAATCATATTCGCGCCTGCCTCAACCAACCGGGCGTAAAGATTGACCAGATTGCCCGTAAAGCGGGTTTGAGCTGGGAGACGGTCAAGAAGGCTTCTGAGCCGGGGTCCGACCCGAAGCTCTCGACCTTGGCAGCTCTGGAGTCTGCTATCGCCGAGGATCGCAAGAAGCGCCGTCGCCCTCCGCACGAAGCCCGCGCGTAGGAGACCCGGCCATGGCTGACCATGCCTGCCTCCTCGCCGCGCGCCTCTCGGTTCGCTCCGGGCAGACTCCTCCCCATTCTCCCACGCGTCGAGCGTACCGGTCCTTCCGGGCCGGTGTCACGGGAGCATGCGGTTGGGTTGCGTCCCTCTGTGGGGTGATGGCCTGCCACGTTCGCGCCTCAGCTCTGGCTGGGGTGCTGGTTGTCCATCAGGCGGAGCAGGGGCAGGGCGCCGAACTCGCGCCGTTCGATCTGGTCCGCGATGCCCCGGCAGTAGATCGCTTGCTTCGGGTCGGTCTCTTCGACTTCGGCGGCGGTCTCGCGGAACCACGCGGCGCGGGCCAAGCCATTCGGCGGGCAGGGGCGGGCCATCGGTCAGGGCTCCTTTGCAAAACCGGTTTCCAACTGCTCCGCCAGCTCCAGGCACAGCAGCGCCTTCCGTGGCGCCATGCGGGCCAGCAGGCGAAGCAAAGTCACAATAGCTGAGGCGATCTGAGCGGCCTTTGGGTCATCTGTCATGCCTCAATCGTAGTAATCGGGGGATTACATGGACATTCAATCTCAGGGCGTCGTGCGGACCAAGCGGGGCAACAAGATTGCCCACGCTGCCGACAAGATGAAGGACTTGGCCCGTCATCTTCGCCGCTACTTCCGAGACAAGTACGACGATCGCAAGGTGCGCGAGAACATCGCCGCCGATTACGGCGTCTGCCGCCGTACCGCCGGTCAGTGGCTCAGCACCGGCCCTACCGGGAAGCATCTGGTCACCATCATCGCCCGCGAAGGCATGGCGTTCGTGACCCGCGTCATCCACCCCATAGCCACCGTGAAGGACATCCATGAACGCCGACTGGACGCCCGGCAGGCCGCCCTTGAAGCCCAGCTCTCCGCCGAGCGCGCCGACCTGGAAGCAGACGTTGCGTCGGGTGGTGCAATCTCTCGTGGCCGCCGGGATCGCGCTGTCTCGGTCATTGGGGCGCTGAAGGCCCGCCTCCGCCGGGAGGCCGCGTGATGGACCACCGCGCCATTGATCCCGTCACGCTCCTGACCAGCCACCGCCCGTTGGGAGCCCGCGCTGTCGCCCTGGACATGGCGGAGCAAGCCCGCCTCGCCGTTGCCGCCGGCGCCAAGGTCACCCGCTACGCGCCGCCGGAGCTGTCCGCTCACCATGAGGAACTGGCGCGCAAGTTCGCCGAGCGCAGCGCCCGTGCCAAGGCTCGGATCAGGCCGAGCACGCGGGCGGCATGCGCTACCGCTGGACGTCGGAAAGGGGACGCCTGATGTCCCGTCGCTGCGGCGTCTCCGTCAACAATCTTGGCCCCGTCGCCCGCCGTCAGGTGGATGCCTTCCTGATCGCCGAACAGGCGGTGAAGGAGATGCGGGCCGCGCCGCGCCGCGCCCCTGCTGTTGCCGAGACGCCGTTGCAAATCTCCGTTGCGGAGTTCCTTGGGCTCGCCCTGCCGGATGACGCGTGGTTCTGCCACATCCCCAACGGCGGAAAGCGCCTCAAGAGCGAGGCCGCCAAGCTGAAGGCTATGGGCGCCCGCGCCGGAGCGCCGGACCTGCTCGTCGTGTGGCGGGGCATCGCCTTCTTCGTCGAGATGAAAACCGACGCCGGGAGCCTGTCTGCTGATCAGCGGGAGTGCCATGCCGCGCTCCGCTCCGCCGGCTGCTGTGTCGCCGTGGCCCGCTCCGTCTCCGGCGTCGAGCAGGTCCTTCGATCCTGGAACATTCCTTTGAAAGCGAGGGCATCATGATGCAGTTGTCCCCAGCCGAGCTTTCCGCCCCGGCCCGCGCCGCGGTCGCCGCCATGGTGAAGACCGGCCAGCCCGCCGTCGTCCAGTACGAGCGCGGCGAGCGCAAAGCCTACTTCCGCACCACCGGCGGCAAGGAAAAGCCCGTTGACCCGATGGCCGTTGACGAGCTGGTCAAGGCCGGCATCGTCGCCGACCGTCAGGACGGGCTTTTTGCCGGCATCGGCCAGACCTACGAGCCGCGCCAGCACGCCGTCCTGAAGATCCGTCTCGGCGGCACACGCACCGACAAGGCGACCGGCGCCCGCTTCCGCAAGGCTGAGGTGGAAACGACCGCCGGGGCGTTCCAGTGCGAGGTCTGCGCCCGTGCCAGCAAGGACGCCGACCCGTTGGACGGAGACGGCATCAAGGCCGAGGTCCGCCGCCTGATCGCCGAGAAGCGCCCCATGCTTGGCGGTGCCCAATGAACCCGGAGACGCAAGCCGTTCTCGCCGCTCTTCCTGGCCCCGGAGAGCGCGGCGAGACCATCCCGGCAGTGGCCGTCAAGGCGGGGCTCCCCCTCTGGAAAGCCCGTTGCGCGGTGTCCGCTCTGAAGGCCATCGCCCCCGGCACCATCGAAGACATCGGCCCGGCCACCGCCAAGCGCGGCGCCACCGGCGAGCATCTGTATCGGAGGGCGTCATGAGCGACGTCGGCGGCATCGCCGCGGACCGCCTGAAATCCTTCGTGGAGCGCATCGAGCGCCTGGAGGAGGAGAAGCGCGGCCTGCAGGAGGACATCAAGGAGGTCTACTCAGAGGCCAAGGGCACCGGTTTCGACACCAAGATCATCCGCGAGATCATCCGCCTCCGGAAGATGGACAAGGCCGACCTTCAGGAGAAGGAGGCGATCATGGCGCTCTACAAGGAAGCGCTTGGGATGGCGGAGTGAGGACGCGAAATGTCCGCAAGACCCAACCCCATCTCCGATGTCCGCCGCTTCCGTGAGCGCCTGAAGTCGGCCCGCCTCTCACTCAACCTGACGCAAGGTGACGTCGCCAGCCGCATGGGCAAGGACGCCCGCACCATCCGACGCTGGGAGAACAACGAGGGCGACCCGTCTCTTCCTGAGGCCGCGCTGTGGGCGCATGCCGTCGGCGTCCAGATGCTCCCGCCGCCGGCGGACGCCCCAACAGCCGCGGAGTAGGGCGCCCATGAGCTTCCGCCTCCAGTCCATCGCTTGGGACGCTCCATTCGCCGGGAACGTCAAGCTGGTGCTCCTGCGCCTATGCCACTTCGCGGACGACGACGGGGCCAACGTGTTCCCGACCGTTGGTCGCGTCGCGAAGGACTGCGGCATCAGCGAGCGCACCACCCAGGAGGCTATCCGCGCCATCGAAGCTACCGGCGTTCTGGTCATGGTGAAGGAGGCCGATGCCGGGGCCAAGCGCGCACGCGAATACCGCATCGACGTGGCCGCTCTGGAGGCCCTGGTAAAGGGTGACGGGTGCGAAATCTGCACGGGTGCGAAATCTGCACGGGTGCAGAAAACGACGGTGACGGGTGCGAAATCTGCACCCAACCCTATCATAGAACCTATCAATCCTCCTCCTGCTGAGACGGGCGCGGGCGCAAAGCCGAAAGCCCAGTTCATCGTTGTCGGGGAGCACATCGCCTCCCTGACCGGCTGGGACCGCAACCCGAACTGGCTCGGGAACTACGGCCGCGTCGTCTCCTGGCTGAAAAGCGGCTGGGACCCCGACCTGGATATCTACCCGACCGTGGAGCGCGTGATGGCCCGGCGCAGCAGCCAAGGCCCGCCGGGCGGCTTGGAATACTTCGAGCGCGCCATTGCCGACGCCCACGCCAACCGAACGAAACCGATCCCCGAAGGAGCCGCCCATGTCCAACGTGATCCCCTTCGAAGCCCCCGCCAGCAGCCTGCAAACCGGTTCCAAGACCTACTTGACGCCCAGCTTGCGGGCCGCGCTTGAGACACCCGCCGTGGGCGTCGTGACCGACGAAGGCTACGTCATGCGCCCTGGGGTCTGGAAGCCGCCGGCCGTCGTGACCGCCGACATGCAGCGGGACGCCGCCCAGGCCATGGGTGCCCTGAAGCTCCGCGGGGGCCCGGTCAGCCCGCAGAAGGCGCAGGAATGGGTGGCCCACCTCGCCCTGCGGTGCAACGGGAGCCAGCTCCCGCCGGAAACCAAGCTGGCCGGCGCCGTCTCGGACATCCTGCGTAGCGGCTACCCGGCCGCGATCTTCGAAGACGATGAGGCGTTCGACCGGGTCTCCCGCAAGTTCCGCTTCTGGCCGGGCTGGGCCGAGCTGTCGGAAGCCCTGGATGCCGAGCGCTCACGGCTGCGCGACGAGTGGTCCCGCCTGTCCGCGATCGCCAAGGGCGGCCAGCAGACTCCGCGCCCCGCCCAGCAGGATGACGAGCCGACCGGCCCGCGCGCGATGAGCGAGGCGACCCAGAAGCTCATGGACGAGTACTGGGCGAAGAACGGCGGTCGCCCGGCGCCGCGGGGCATGGCGGCCGCCACCGACGCGCGCCGCATGGAGGGCTGACGGGATGGGGAACATGGCGCTGAGCGCTGAGGTGATGGACCGGGTGGAGCGGACCTATACGGCCATGGAGCGGGCCATTGCCTCCGACGAGGCCCGGCGGGAGCTGATGCGCCAGGAGGCGAGGGCGGACTTCCTCGACGGCTTCGGACGGCACCGGGACCGGAAGACCGGGATCGTCGTGGACGTCCACGAGAACGACAAGGGCACGGCGCAGACCCGCGCCAAGCTGCGGCCGGACACGCTGGTCCTGCTGCTGAACCGGGGAGCCGAGCGCGGCCTGTCGCAGGAGCAGTACGACGCCGCCCACCTGATCCGCTCCGCGGTGACGATCATCATCGCCGGCATGGGGCTGAAGGCCTGCAGCATGGAGCGCCTGGGCGGGCCCGGCCGCTCCGACGGCGAGACCGAGACGGAATGGGCCGTGCGCGTGCAGGAGGACTACAACGCGTGGGTGGACGTCATGGCGGAGCGGGCCGCCGCGGCGAAGCTGGTGCGCCGGGACAGCAGGGCATGGCAAGCCGGCCCGGTGCTGGACATCGTGGTCGACGGGATGACCTGCAACGAGGTCGCCGCGGCCCGGTGCATGCGGGACAAGGCGATCGTCCCGGCGCTGCGCGACGCGCTGGACCTTTACAACGACCTGAGGAAGCACGGCAGGAAAAGCGCCAACCGGGGTAATCTTTCTGCTTGACCAACTGCCGCCACTAACGTATCGATAGTGGTACGTTGCACCACGCAGCGCTAAGCGTAGCCCGGCCGGAGAAATCCGCGCCGGGCTTTGCCGTTTCCCCATTCGGAACGAACGTTCCCCCACATCCCCCTCCCCCCGGAGCCCCACATGCTGAACGAAGCCGCCCTGAGCGCGGCGCTCGACGCTTGCCCTGGCGAGCGCGTGACGCTGGAATACATGCTATCCCGCATCGTTTCGAAGGACTTCACCGTCCTGCCGGACAGCACCGTGACCATCTGCAACATCACTTTGGACAACGGCTATTCGGTCCGTGGTGAAAGCGCCTGCGTGGACCCGGCCAACTTCAACCGCGAGATCGGCCAGCACTACGCGGAGAAGCAGGCCATGGACAAGCTGTGGCCGCTGTTCGGCTTCCTCCTGGCGGAGAAGCGGTCCCGCGCCGCCTGACCAATCCCCGAGTTCAGCGGGTGCGCGCCGCATCGGCATGCCCCGGTCGCTTCTCCCCCAGTGCGCGCCCGCTGATCCCCACAACCTGACCACAGACCCAGCGAGGCCGCATGGCCCGGAGCAGCGCCATGACCCCAGCATACGGTGACGCAGGCGTTGGGGGCGGCGGCTTAGTGGCTGCTACCTGGGCTGGCACGGTCAACGACGCGCTCCAACTCGTTATCCTGCTGCTGACCATCGTGCTTCTCGCCTATCGCATCCGGAACGCACGAAATCGCGCGAAAGGTGAGGACTGATGCTCTCCTTGCTCGATATCCCCTCCGGTGTGCTGGCCGTCATGATCGCCACCGTCGAGGCCGCCCGAATGCGCATGGAGCAGAGGCGCTAGGCCGCGTCCGGCTGTTGCTCTCCCGCCCGAACTGCCAGAGAGATGCCCAGGGCCTTTGTCACCGCAAGCACGGTGGCAAGGGACGGGTTGCCGCTCTCGCTGAGCGCTCGATACAGGCTCTCTCTGGACAGTCCGGCAGTCCGCGCCACGTCGGCCATGCCCTTGGCTCTGGCGATGTCGCCCAGAACCGCGGCAATGACCTTCGGGTCGCCATCCTCCAGGGCGGCGTCGAGGTAGTCGGCGATTGCCTCCGGTGTGGTGAGGCGTTCCGCCGGGTCCCACACCTTGGTTGCCTTTGCCATGCTCAATACTCCTCTGCCAGCTTCTTGGCGGTCTTGATGTCGCGGGGTTGGGTCCGCTTGTCACCGCCACACAACACGATCACGTCACCACGCTCCACGAAGTACACCCGGTAGCCGGGGCCGTAGTCGATGCGGAGTTCCCCGATCCCGTCGAAGAACTTGGCGTCGCCCGCGTTCCCCAGCGACAAGCGGCGCAGGCGGACATCGATGCGGCCCTGAGCGCGGGTGTCGCGGAGCCCGGCGAACCAAGCGTCGTATTCGGGAGTGGTGCGGATCGTCTTCATGAAGAGAATGTAGCCTGTGGGCTACGCGATGTCAACGGAAAAGCGTAGCTCGCGGGCTACAAATGGAGGCTGATGCCATGACCGGACGCTGTGCCGAGACCTGCATGACGGAAGGCGAATGCACCTGCCACCCCGACGCGGCGAACGACGAGCTTCGCCGCGTGGACGCCCAGGCCCAGGCCCGCCGGCGCGAAGCCATCCTCACCGAGACGACGGGATGGCCCGAAGGCATCGGGGGTGAGCCGCTGATGGGAGAGCCGAAATAGGCCGCGCTGGGCGTTCAGCGGCCCGAGGCCGACCACACAGAGTTCCACGCGCGCTGCGTCTTGTAGAGGCCGTCCGCCGTGCATCGAACGGAGCGCTTCTCGTCGGACGCCACGACGAGGGTTGCCCGGTACAGCTCGTATGGAGTGGGGAGCCGCGCCGGGTCGGCGTGCCGCTGCGAGTAGCTGGCCATGCGCGCGTCCATCCCGTCCGTTCGGATGTTGCAGGCTTCGGCGAACCCCTGGATAGCCGCGCTCCACTTCGCGAACTCGTACGGGTCGGATGGCGGGTTCTCCATGAGTTCCGGAATGCTCTGCTGCGGGGCGCAAGCAGCGAGCGAAACGACGAAGGCGGCCAACAAAAGGCGGCGCATGAGTGCGGCTCCAGCAAGTGGGGCGAGCATCGTAGAGTGTGAAATCAGTGAACACAACATGGAGGCCCCACCCGCAAGGGCGAGCCGTTCGGGCCTCTTTGAAATCCAATCAATCAATCAAACGGAATTCAAACATGCCCCGTGGCGGAGCAAGGCCGGGCGCAGGACGCAAGGTCGGCGCCGTACAGAAGGTGGCGAGGGAAGCGCGGGAGAAGGCGGCGGCGTCTGGGATGCTGCCCCATGAATTCCTGCTCGCGATCATGAGAAACGAGGTGGAGGGGGAAAAGCCGACCTTCGAGCAGCGCTTGGACGCGGCGAAGGCGGCGGCTCCCTACTACGCGCCGAAGCTGTCCGCCGTCGACGCCCAGCACACCGGCAAGGACGGCGGACCTATCGTAACCCGTGTCGAACTGGTGGCGCTGACCGGAGATGACGAAAGCGACGATTAAGCTCCCCCCGAAGCTGATACCGGTGTTCCAGGGAGAGGCCGACGTTCGTGGGGCCTACGGCGGGCGCGGATCTGGCAAGACACGCACCTTCGCCAAGATGTCCGCCGTGCGGGCCTACATGTGGAGCATGGCTGGGCGTGAGGGCATCATCCTGTGCGCTCGCCAGTTCATGAACTCGCTGGCCGACAGCTCACTGGAGGAGATCAAGGCCGCCATTCGCTCGGAACCGTGGCTGAACGCCCATTTCGAGATCGGTGAAAAGTACATCCGGACGAAGTGCGGGCGCGTCTCCTACGCCTTCTCCGGCCTTGATCGTAACATCGACAGCATCAAGTCCAAGGCGCGCATCCTGCTGTGCTGGGTGGACGAGGCCGAGCCGGTCACCGAAGAGGCTTGGACGAAGCTCATCCCGACCCTCCGTGAGGAGGACAGCGAGTTGTGGGTGACCTGGAACCCGGAGCGGAAGAACAGCGCCACGCACAAGCGGTTTCGCGAGGCGACCGACCCGCGGTTCAAGGTGGTCGAGATCAACTGGCGCGACAACCCGAAGTTCCCCGAGAAGCTGGAGCGTGACCGCCAGCGGGACATGCGGGAGCGGCCCGATCAGTATGACCACATCTGGGAGGGCGGCATGAAGGCGGTCTACGAGGGGGCCTATTACGCCGCAGCGCTGACGCAGGCGAAACAGGAAGGCCGCATCGGGCGCGTTGCCGCCGATCCGCTGATGACCATCCGCCTCTTCGCCGACATCGGCGGCACCGGCGCCAAGGCCGACGCCTTCACGCTGTGGGCGGCGCAGTTCATCGGGAAGGAAGTCCGCGTGCTGGCCTACTACGAAGCCGTCGGCCAGCCGCTGGGCGCCCACCTCGCGTGGATGCGGGGGCAGGGGTACGACCCGGGCAAGGCGCAAATCTGGCTGCCGCACGACGGGGCGACGCAGGACAAGGTGTTCGCCGTCTCCTACGAGAGCGCGCTGGAGGAGGCCGGCTATCGCGTGACGGTCGTTCCGAACCAGGGAAAGGGCGCTGCGGCGGCGCGCATCGAGGCGGGGCGCCGGCTGTTCCCACGCTGCTGGTTCAACGAGACGGCGACGCAACCCGGCCTGGACGCGCTGGGTGCCTATCACGAGAGGCGGGACGACAAGCGCGGGATCGGCCTCGGCCCCGAGCATGACTGGGCGTCCCACGGCGCCGACGCCTTCGGCCTGATGTGCGTGGCCTACGAGGAACCGTCCAAGTCCGCCGGCTTCGGCCGGGACCTGAATTACCGATCGCTTGGAGTTGCCTGATGGCTGCGATGACGGAAACCGAACTGCGCGCCATCCTCCAGGCGGAGCGCTCGTCAGCCCTTGGTGGCACGCTGTCCACCGAACTGGGGGACGAACGGGCGAAGGCGCTCGACTACTACAACGGCGACATGGACAAGGACATGCCGCGTCCTGGGGCGGACCGCTCCGGCGCTGTGTCCACCGATGTGGCCGACGTGGTGGAAGGGCTGATGCCATCCCTGCTGGAGATCTTCGCCAGCGGCGACGAGGTGGTTCGCTTCGAGCCGGTTGGCCCGGAGGACGAGGACGCCGCCCAGCAGGAGACGGATTACGTCAACCACGTCTTCATGCAGAAGAACGCCGGCTTCCTGACCCTGCACAACTTCGTCAAGGACGCCCTGTTGCAGAAGGCCGGCGTCGTCAAGGCGTGGTGGGAGAAGACCGAGCGCCGGGAGCGAGAACGATATGTCGATCTGACCGACGACGAATACGCCCTGCTGGTTGCCGACCCGGCGATTGAGATCGTAGAGCACGAGGAGCGGCCCGCCGCCCCCATGCCGATGGAGCAGATGCCCGCGCCAGACGGGCAGGCCCCGGCGCCGGCGGGGACGCTGCACACGGTCACCATCGTGACCCGTGAGGAGGTAGGGTGCTGCAAGGTCGAGGGGGTGCCGCCGGAGGAATTCGGCCTGTCCCGCCGGGCACGCAGCCTGTCCACGGCCCCGTACGCCTACCACAAGCGCCCGGTGCCGGTGTCGGACCTGATCGCCGCCGGCTACGACAGGGACCAGTTGGACGGCATTCCCGCCGCCAGCGACACGGAGACGACGGAGCAGCAGGCCCGCCAGACACGCACCTTTGACGACGGCCCGCGCAACGACACGCTGAACCAAGCGATGCGGGAGGTGGAGGTCACGGAGCATTACATCCGCATCGACTATGACGGCGACGGTGTGGCCGAGCTGCGGCGCGTCGTCACCGCCGGGCCGCAAGGAGTGGTGCTGAAGCGTGACGGCAAGCCGGAGAACGAGGAAATCGACCGGATGCCGTTCGCGATCATGTCGCCGATCATCATCCCTCACCGGGTGATCGGGCGCTCCGTTGCCGAACTCGTGATGGACATCCAGCGCATCAAGACGGCGCTGCTGCGTGCCCTGCTGGACAACGCCTACTTCGCCAACAACCAGCGCATGGAAGTTGCGGAGGACTGCGCCACTGAGCAGACGCTGGACGACCTGTTGACCAACCGGCCCGGCGGCATCGTGCGCGTCAAGCGGGCGGGTGGCATCACGCCCATCGCCGTGCAGCCCATCGGCAACTGGGTCCACCCGCTGATCGAGTACACGGACAGCGTTCGGGAATGGCGCACCGGCGTCACCCGGCAGGGCCAGGGGCTGGATGCCAACGCGCTCCAGAACCAGACGGCCACCGCGGCGGCGCAGGCTTTCACCGCGGCGCAGGCGCGCATGAAGATGATCGCCCGCGTCCTGGCGGAGACCGGCATCCGGGACCTGTTCCTGCTGATCCATGAGCTGACCCGCAAGCACAGCGACCAGCAGGCCGTCGTTCGGCTGCGCAACAAGTGGGTCACGGTCGACCCGCGGGAATGGCGCACCCGGAACGACATGACCGTCTCGGTAGGCCTCGGCACCGGCAGCAAGGACCAGATGCTGGCGCACCTGTCGTCCCTGCTGACCTTCCAGATGCAGGCGCTGAACGGTGCCGGCGGCCTGGGTGGCATGATCACGCCCCGGAACGTCTACGCCACGCTCAAACGCATGGTGGAGAACGCCGGGCTGAAGTCCATCGACCCATACGCCCAGGACCCGGCCAACGTGCCGCCGGCGCAGCCGCAGCCCGATCCGAAGATGGTCGAGATGCAGGCCCGCATGCAGCTGGAGCAGCAGAAGGCGCAGACGCAGGCGGAGGCCGAGCGGATGCGCGCCGAAGCGGACATCACCATAGCCCGCGAGAAGCTGGCGGCGGAGGTGACGCTGAAGCGGGAGCAGATGCAGGCCGAAATGCAGCTCAAGAGGGAGCAGATGATCCTGGAGGCGGACATGGCCCGCGCCCAGGCGCTGCTGAACGCCCAGTCGAAGCCGGCCACGGTCTCGGCGGTGCAGCTCGGGGGAGAGGTCGGATGATGCGGCAGGCGGTTCCCGGCCTCTTCGGCGCGATCGCGCCGCAGCCGCCGGAGGTTCAGGCGCCCACGGTGGCGCCCGGCCTGTTCTCGACGCCGGAAGACGGCCATTCGGCCACGATCCGGCAGGCGCAAAGCAACGTGCAGTCCTTCCTGGCCGATCCGGTCAAGGCGATGACCTACACGACCCTGAACGGCACGGCCGGGCAGGGGCCGGACGCGGCGCAGCGGAGCCTTGCGGGGCTGGGCGGTCCGCTCGATCACCGTGGCGGTTTCAGCGACAACAGCGGCCTTGCGGACGTGGCCTCGCGCGAAACGAGCCTGGGTGGGTTCCTGGCAAGCACGCTGGGGAACATGGCAGCGGTCGCCAACCCGGCGCCCTTCGGCTTGGCCGGCATCGGCCTGGGCATCGCCAACAACAGCCGGTCGCTTGGCATGAAGGGCCTGTTTGACGCCATCCGCGACTCCCTGGGGCTCGGCGACGGCGGGTCCGGCGATTTCGGAGGGCAGCACGGAGACGCAGGCATTGGCGGCGGCGGCATCGGCAACGGCGGCGGCCAGAGCACATCGGACGGCAGCCAGGGAGACACCGCGTGATCGACGAAGGAAAGCTTCGGCTGGAGGAGCAGCGCGGCGCCCAGGCGCAAGCCCTGCTGGACAACGATCTGCTGCGCGAGGCGTTCGCGGGGCTCCGCCAGGACTACATGCGGGCGTGGGAAGCCACCGGCGCCCGCGAAACGGACGCTCGCGAGCGTCTGTGGCAGGCGGTGCAGATCGTCGGCAAGGTGGAGAGCCATCTCCGCTCCGTTGCCCAGACGGGCCAGTTGGCCCAGCGGCAGATCAACGACATTCAGGGCAAGAAAAGCCCCTTCCAGTTCTGACGGGAGCCGCATCGAGCGGCCCACCCAACCACAGGTGACCGATGACAATCGAAACGACCCGGCACGCTCCCCTGATGGGCGGCGTGGCCTTTCTCGCGTCCAGCTTCGGCGGGCACCGCATCCGCTTCGCTCCCGACATGGAGGGCGGTGGCGCCCCGGATGCGGGCGGCGGCGCTGAGCCGCTGTCCCTGGGCGACGCCGTGGCCCTCTTCAGGGACACGAAGACCACCACAGAGACCCAGGAGCCGGCAGCCGATGGCGCCGCTCCCGACAAGATCCCGGCAGAGGACGCCGGGCAGGCCCCGGAAGGGGACGACAGCGCCCAGCGGCAGGAGGAGCAGGACGAACCGGACACGAGCCCGGCCATCGAGCCCCCGCCGACGCTGGACGCCAAGCTTCGCGCAAAATGGGCCTCTCTCGACCGCGAAACACAGCAGGATTTTGCCCAGTGGGAAGCGGCGAAGCAGGAGGGCGTTCAGGCGAAGCTTCGTGAAGCCGCGGAGACGCGCAAGGCCGGGGAGGCCGAGCGCAAGGCCGCGGAGCAGGAGCGGAAGCAGGCGGCGCAATTCCAGCAGGTGCTGGACATGGCCGTCGCCGAACTGGGCAGTCAGCTCCAGCAGGAACCGGACTGGGCAAAGCTCGCCACGGATGACCCGCTCGGGTACATCCAGCAGCGGGCGGCCTGGGACGAAAAGGTCGCGAAGTTCCAGCAGCTTCACGCCGAGCAGCAGCGACAGGCTGCCCAGCAGCAGGCGGAGCAGACGGAACGCGTCAAGGCCTATGTCGCCGACCAGTCCCAGAGGCTGTTGGACGCCATCCCGGAATGGAAGGCGGACCCGACGAAGGCCAAGGCCGAGCAGGCGGAAATCCGGTCGTTCTTGGAGAAGTCCGGCTTCTCGAAAGAGGAGATCGGACAGCTCTACGACCACCGCATCGGAGTCATGGCCCGTAAGGCTGCCCTCTACGACCGCGCGCAGGCGGGCCTCAAGGCCAAGCCCGCCGCCGCCCCTGGGAAACCCGTACCACCTGGAACCGCGCTCACGAAGGGAGAGGCGCAAGCCGTGTCCCGTGACGCCCTCATCAAGCGTGTGGAGCGCACCGGCAACATCTCGGATGCCGTGGCCCTTCTTCGCGCCAACCGGAGACGATAAATGGCTCTCGCCACCAACACCCAGACCACCTACCAGACGGTCGGCATCCGCGAAGACCTGTCCAACGTGGTTTCCCGGATCGACATCACCGAAGTCGCATTTCAGGGCAACATCGGCAAGTCGAAGGCCACCCAGCGCTATCACGAGTGGCAGACGCAGGCCCTGGCCTCGGCCAACCCGGCGAACGCCGCTCTGGAAGGCGACATCACCGCCGCCACCGCCAGCACCCCGCGCGTCCGTGTCGGCAACCGCACGCAGATCTTCAAGAAGGTCGGCGCGGTCTCCGATACCGCCCGGGCCGTGGACATCGCCGGCATCGATGACGAGCTGGACGAACAGAAGATCCTCAAGGGCCTGGAGCTGCGCCGCGACGTGGAGGCGGCCCTTCTCCAGAACGCTGCGTCCGTCGTCGGCAGCGACAGCACCGCCCCGCGAATGGCCGGCATGGAAAGCTGGCTGACCTCCAACGTGTCGCGCGGCACCAGCGGCGCCAACGGCGGCTTCTCCGGCGGCACCGTCGCGGCCCCGACCGATGGCACGCAGCGCGCCTTCACGCAGGCCCAGCTGGATACCGTCATGCAGTCGGTCTACAGCAACGGCGGCAAGCCGACGCTGCTGTTCCTCGGCCCGGCGCAGAAGACCGCCTTCTCGGCCTTCACCGGCATCGCCGTCAACCGGGTGAACAACGACGGCAACTCGCAGGTGACCATCGTCGGCGGCGCCGACGTCTACCTGTCGAACTTCGGCAAGTTGACCGTGGTCCCGACGATCTTCAGCCGGGCGCGATCGGCCCTGATCATCGATCCGAAGATGGTCAAGAAGGCGACGCTGCGCCCGATGTTCACCGAGAACCTCGCGAAGCAGGGCGACGCCACGCCGTTCCACGTCATCGAGGAAAGCACCCTCGAAGTCGTGAACGAGAAGGCGCACGGCATCATCGCCGACCTGTCGTAACGCCGGCCGCAGACCAGAACCACCCACAGGGCGCCCCGCAACGGGCGCCCTTTTTTCTGTGAGGAGCCCCGACATGGCGAAGACCGCCGACACCACCGACGCCCAGGCTGCCCCCGATACCCCCACCGACGCCCCGGCTCCCCCCGCTCTGGTCAAGGTGGCCTGCATTTCCACGCTCCAGCCTTGGGTGAACAACGCCCCGATGGACTTCAAGGGCGCCTATGAGGTGTCCGAAGAGGACGCCGCGCTTCTGGAGTCCAAAGACTTCGTGGTGAGGCTGGGGTGAGCACGCCCCAGCTCCTCCGCCGCCGCGAGGGCGGCATGGAGGTGTGGACGACCCGTCTTCCTGATGGGTCGTTCCTGATCGAGCAGCGGCAGGATGTCGGCGCGGCCCTGGACCGCAACAAGGCGATGGCGAACGCAGGCGACGGTTACAGCGCCGATCGCAGCCTCAAGCGCCAAGCCTTCATCCCCGACATTGTCGCCATGAAGTGGCTGAATGAGGACGGGCTGAACGTCTACGACCCGGATCACGCGGACGCGGTGTGGAAGCGCCTGCACGATCCGGACTGGCGATACCTGCTGACGGCTCCCGGCGACATCATCGCCTCCAAGAAGCGAGCGGCGTAAATGGCCCTGTCCACGTATTCGGAGCTGAAGGCGGCAGTCGCCGACTGGCTCAATCGGGACGACCTGACCGCGGTCATCCCGACCTTCATCGCCCTGGCTGAGGCCGAGTTCAACCGGCGCCTGCGAACCCAGCGCATGCTGAGCCGGGCCGTCGCCTCGGTGGCGTCGGAATATGCCGACCTCCCGGACAACTTCCTCCAGATGCGCAGCCTGCACCTGCGCGCAATGCTGATCCGTCGGCTGGAGTTCGTGACGCCGGCCAACTTCCTTGATCTGGCCGACGCCGGGGTGGCTGGAGAGCCGCGGTGCTTTACGGTGCTGGGGAGCCAGATCCGGTTCGCCCCGGCGCCGGTCGGTTCCACTGTGGAACTGGTCTATTTCTCGAAGATCCCGGCCCTGTCCGATGCCGCCCCGGCGAACTGGCTGCTCGACATGGCTCCCGAACTCTACCTGCACGCCACGCTGTCCCATTCCGCCCCATACCTGCGGGAGGACCAGCGTGTCACCGGCTGGAAGCAGCTGGCCGAAGACCAGATCGCGCAGATCAACGAGACGGACAAGCGCGCGGCCTTCAACGCCGGTCCGCTGACGATGCGCACCGCCGGCCCGACCCCGTGAGGATGACGACATGACCATCTGGACCAACGATCTGAGCGGCACCGTCAACCGCGTCGGGCCCGATGTGAGCGATGCGAAGGTGATCCCCACCGGGGAGGGCGACCCCCGGTGGCTGTCCGACGTCGCGGCGGATGTGGGCAACCTTTCCACCGACAAGCTGGACAAGGACGGCGACGGCTCCGACGTCACGGCCGAAGCGGCGGGCGGCACCGCGCCCCAAAGGCTGTCCGCCAAGCTCGGGGAGCGGCTGAGCGTGTTCGATATCGCGGGCGTGGTCGCCGATGGCGTGCACGACGACAGCGCGGCGCTTTCGCTCTACCTCGCGACGACGCTGCGCAAGCCCGGGCCGATCTACGTTCCGGAGTCTGCCAAGGTCAATTTGGGTTCGTCCGTCACGTTCCCTCCGGGTTGGACGCTGATTGGCCCTGGCGGTCATGGCAAGGTGAGCAACGCTCGCACAGACAGTTTCTATAACCTGGGCGGACAGGTGAAGCTGGCATCAACCGCCTCACTGCGCCTTATCAATCGCAACGGTCTGGTTGGCCTGCTGATTATCCAGGCCGGGCTTTCCCTTCCTGTGGCGAACTACGCCGCTGCCATGGCCTTCAAAGCTGCGTGCGCCGGTACTGCCGTGATCTGTGCCGATGCGACAGCGGAGGTGTCCGATTGCGATATCGTCATCGCCGATTGCATGTTCATTGGCTTCAATCTGGCGATCAGCGGCACCGCGGACCGCATGACGTTGAAGGATCTCAAGGTGGACAGCAAGAGCGGTATTTTGCTGTCCGGTCAGGTCGATATCTCGCGCCTGCGCACGCTTCACGTCTGGCCGTTCGTCACGGTCGAGGCAGCCGATGGGCTGACGCTGGAGCAGATCAACGACGTTCTGACGCGCGACGGATACGGTTTCCGCTTCGATGATGTGGCGGCGCCGGGGGGCGGCAACGATTGGACGGACGCGCTCGGCCTGTTCACCTACGGGCACAATCCGGGCTACCAGTTTCACAACGTATCCGGCCTGACGCTCGCCTTTGCAAAGGCCGATTACAAGAACCCGCTCGGCGCCGACGTGCGGGGCTTCGACTTCACCGGTCACTGTGACGTGACGCTGGTCAGTCCCACCGCCGTTGCCCAACAGACAGGGGTCCGTATCGAGACAACGAGCGGGCTGGTCAAGATCCTCTCCGGTTCCTTCGCCTCGGTGGTGGACAACATCGACCGGGTGACCGGGCACGTCATGGCGCTTGGCAACAGCTTCCATTCGGGCTCCGGCGTCGGCGTCCGGCTGCGCAACTGCACCCACACCGCCAATGTCGCCTTCAATTTCGGCGAGAACATTGGCGCTCTGCTTTACGTCGATCCGGCGCTACCGACCTCGCGGGTCACCACCTACGGCAACGTCGGCCCGGTCGCCTCGACCGAGGACAACCGCACCGTCGGCGCCCTGCGCCTGTTCACCCCCGGCAACATCGCCGAGGGCATCGGCGCCGGCGTGCGCTTCCGGGGGCCGGTCTTCTCCGGCGAGATGTCCTACGGTTCGGTGCGCCCTTACCTGAAAAGCGCCACCACCGGTTCCGAGGCCGTGTCCCTGCGCTTTGCCTCGGTGTCCGGCGGAACCGAGACCGACCGTTGGGAGCTGGCCTACGACGGGCACCTGTTGCCGCTTCAGGACAACGCCTACAGCCTGGGCAGCGACACCTACCGCATTTCCAAGGTAGCCGCCGCGCTGGTGTCTACTTCAAATCTTGCGTACAGCGGATTGGTGAAGGTCACGGCAAATGCGCAAGTGGACAGCGGGACCGCGGTCACGCTTGCCGGCGTCAACGCCATTCAGCGTGTTCGCCTGACGGGGAATGCGACGATCACCTTGCCAACCCTTACCCTGTCGGGGAGCGAGCGCTGTGAACTCTTGGTGGAGCTGGTGCAGGACGGAACGGGCAACCGGACCGTGACTTGGGCCACGCAAGGCAGCGACACCATTGATTGGGACGGGTCTTCGGTGGCTCCGTCCATCGCCACAACCGCCGGCTATGAAACGAAGATCGTCTTCATGAGGCGGGCAGGGTCTACGGTCTGGCAGGCCGCTAAAGTCTGGCAGAAGGGGGCGTGACATGCGCGCATCCTCCATCATGCGCTCCCCGCGCCCGGACACGAATTTGCAGTTCCTGTCCGGGCTGCTCGATCCGCGGGTATCGGCGTGGACGCGGAGCGGCGTGAGCAGCCGATGGGACGCCGCCGGGGCTCTCCAGGCGCCGGGGGACAACGTCGCGCGGTTCGATTACGATCCGCTCACGCTGGCCCCCAAGGGCCTCATGTTCGAGGAGGCCCGCGCGAACCTGATCGCCTCTCCGGACACGCCGGCCACGCAGTCCGTCAGCGTCACAGCGCAAGCCTATACGCTGTCCTTCTACGGCTCGGGCACGGTGACGCTGAGCGGCGCGGCGACGGCCACCGTAGCCGGGACCGGCGCCGTTCCGAACCGGCGCGCCTACACCTTCACCCCATCCGCCGGCACGCTGACGCTGACGGTCAGCGGCACCGTCCGGTATGCCAACCTGGAGGCGGGGGCCTACGCGACAAGTTACATCCCCGGCGCATCCCGCGGGGCCGACACGGGCATCATTCTGGCGGCCTCGACACTGCCGGGCCTGTCCGTCTCGCAGGGCACGCTTTTCATCGAGTGGCAGTTTCCCGGCATCCTGCCTCCCGGTCAGGCGGCCATTGTCGGGTTCGATGACGGGACGGGGGCCAATCGCATCCTGCTCCGGGTCGGGCAGGGGGGTGTCGCTGACATGGTGTCCAGCCCCGGCGGCATCGACACCACAGGCATAGCGGTCACGGCAGGCACCATCATCCGGCAGGCGGTGGCGTGGTCCTCGGGAAGCTGGGCGCACTGCGCGGGCGGTCAGATTGAGACGAGTTCGGTCACGACCATGCCGGCAACCTTCACCCGGCTTAACCTGGGCGGCGGCTCCGGATCGTTCTGGCTCCGCAAGGTCCGGCATTACGCGCTCCGCCTTCCCGACAACACGCTGAAGACGATGACGACGTAAGGGGCCGATATGGCATCGCTTCTTTCCATCAGGGCTGGCGACCAAGTCGCAAGCGGCCTCTATACCGCCACCAACCCCCTTGACGCGCCCCTGTGGGTGGACGGGCGCAATGTTCTGTTCCGCGACGGCGGCGTGGAGAAGGCCCCCGGCTTCGTCTCCCTTCTGACGGTGACCGACGCCGGCACGTTGCGCGGCATGGACGCCATGACCGACACGGCGCTGATCCAGCGTCTGTTCCTGGGCGACGCGGGCAAACTCTACCAGTGGGCCGCCGGCACTCTGACCACGGTCGGCACCGGCTATACCGGGTCTGTCGATGAGGGGGGATCAGCACCGGCTTCCTGCTGGAGTTTCGCCCCCTATGGCGACTGGATGCTGGGGACCAACGGCAAGGACCCCGTTCAGGTCTGGAAGAAGACGGTCGGGACCTTCGCCGCGCTCGATGTCGACGGTCAGTTCACAGCGGCGCAGATCCTGCTGCGCCGGGGTCCCCATCTTCTGGCCTTCGGCTCGGCCGGCGGGGCGGCAGGGGCTGCGGGGGCGTACCACTGGTGCAGCGCCGACGACCCGGAGAACTGGGACCCCGACGCGACCGACAGCGCGGGCTTCCAGCCGATCGCGGAGTTGCAGGGGCCGATTGTCGCCGCGGTGCCTCTGGGGGACATGATCGCGGTTCTCGGCCGCAATCAGCTGTTCCTGATCCGCTACACCGGGGCGCCCTTCTACTTCCCCTACCAGCCGGCTCTGACCGGCGTGGGGGCGGTGGGCAAGCGGGCGGTGGTCGAGGCCAACCGGCGGCTCTACGGCATGAGCCGGGCGGGCTTCTGGATGGCGGACGGGACTCAGTACAGCTATATCGACACCCCGGCGCTGCGGGATTACCTGCTGCCCCGCCTGAACACGGCGCAGCTGTCCAAGGCGGTGTGCTGGTACGACCAAACCAACCAGCTCGTGTTGTGGTCGGTCCCGACCACCGGGGTGGAACCGGACGTGACGGTTGGGTTCCATGTCGCATCGGGCGTCTGGACCATCTTCGATTGGGCACGCGCGGCTGCGGTGCCGCAGCTCGGCGTGTTCCGCCAGCCCTATACCGCCGGGTCGGGCGGTAAGGTCTATGCGCACAACAGCGGCGTGGATGCGGGGGCGGGCGTCGGCATGACGGCCTATGTCCAGTCCAAGCCGCTAGACTGCGGCGACGCGGGCGTGTGGAAGGCCATCAACGAGGTGCGCGCGCGCCTCCGGCGGATGGCCGGCGCCGTCAACCTCCTGATCGGCACGCAGCGCAACAGCGACGATCCGGTGATGTGGCTCCCGGCCAAGGTGCTGGACGACGGCAACGAAAGCCTCTGGCTGCGGGCCAGCGGGCGATACCTGACGCTCCGGATTGAGAGCACGGCGGTCGGTGCCGATTGGGCGCTGACCGGCTTCGATCTGCTGGGCGTCCCCGCGGGAGAACGGCGATGAACGGTTTCGGCTCGGTCCTGCCGACACGCAACCCCAGTGAAAGCGCGGAGGCCTTCCTTGACCGGTTGATGCCGGCGCTGGAGAGCAGCTTCTATGCGCTCACCGGCCCGGCGGCGGCGAACACCTACGACGACCAGGGGCGGGTGATCCTGGGGCCGAAGGGGCACACGGTCTACCGGGATGACGGCACCATCGCCATTGCGCCGAACCTGATCCAGATCGACACCGACGATCTGGCAGAAGGGGCGGTGCAACTGGCCCAGACGGACATTCCGACGCTGGTGCTGGCGAACAAGGCCATCTTCGGGGATGCCATCGTGTTGAGCCTACTGGCCGGTGATCTGGAGGCTGTCACCGCGGAAATCGACAACCTGAAGGTCAACGACGCGAACATTGCCAACCTCTCTGTGACGAAGCTGCTGGCCGGCACCATCGGCGTGAACGGCGTCTATATCGGCTCACCCGCCTTCGAGCTGGCCGGGGCGGACCGGCAGTTGAGGGTTCGGGACACCCAGGCCGTCCCGGTGACGCGGGTGCAGCTGGGGCGGCTTGGGGGAGGCGCCGCGGACTATGGCTTGGTCATCCGGAACGCCGCCGGTACGGAGATCCTCAATGCCAACGGCCTGGGCGTCTTCGTTGTCGGCACCGGGAACCTTGCCTACAACGCGGCAACCGGCCCGATCTCGGCCTACACGAACAATCAGATCCCGCTCGGCTCCACCTGGACGAACGCGCAGTCCGTCACGGTCACGGTGACGGAGCCCGATAGCGTCGTCTACCTGTCGTTCACGTGTTCGGCGCAGGTGATTGCGGACCCTGGTTATGCGGCCACTGTCCAGGGGCGGTTGGTCCGTGGTGGGTCAAGCCTCGTCACGGGGTCGAACGTCGCTTACGCCCCCGCCGGCGGGACCTCCTATCAGGCGGTGACGATCACCGCCGACGACAGCCCAGGCGTCGGGACATGGACCTACAACGCCGATCTGCAATGGATCAGCTCTGCTTTCCCGTCCGCCTGCACGGTGCAGGCCCGTCACCTCTTCGCGGTGGAGCTGAAGCGATGAGATACGCCGTTTACCGCCCCGACACGGGGGAAATCCTGCGCACCGGCTATTGCGGCCGATCTGCCATGGAAGCGCAAGCGCGGACTGGGGAGGCCGCAACGGAAGTCGCCCCCGACGTGAGCGACGAAACCCACCGCATCGTTGACGGGCAAGCCGTCGAGAAGGAGTGACCATGGGCCTGTTCGACAGCCAGACCACGGTGAGCGGCAGCCCCGATTGGGCCACCGACTATCAGAAGCAGAACCTCAACATTGCCGGTCAGGTCGCGGCGCAGCCCTACCAGCAGTATGGCGGGGACCGGGTGGCGCAGAACCCCATGCTTCCCGGCCTCCTGCAATGGTCTCAGGGGATGATCGGCACCGCGGCCAACACGCCGGGCGGCTACAACACCGCGGCGGGGGTGGCCGGCTACAGGCCGGAGACGTTGGCCGGGAAGGACCTGTCCGCCTACATGAACCCGTTCACCCAGAATGTGGTGGACGCATCGGCGAACGAGATGCGTCGGCAGGCCGCCATGACGGATCAGCAGATCGGCGGGCAGGCCGGGCAGGCGGGGGCCTACGGCGGCGCCCGGCACGCGCTCCTCCAAGCGGAGAACACGCGCAACCTGAACGACCAGATCGGCAACATGGTGGCCGGCCTGAACCTGCAGAACTTCTCCAACGCCCAGAACCAAGCCGTCGGTGACATCAGCCGCGGTATGCAGGGTCAGGCGCTCAACCTGCAGGCCGCCGGCCAGATGGACCAGTCGGCGGCGGCGGATCAGGCCCGGCTGACCAGCGCGCTTGGGCTGTCGAACCAGCTCGGCCAGCAGCAGCAGCAGTACATGCAGGGCCTTTACGACACGAATTACCAGAACTGGCAGGACCAGCAGAACTATCCGCTCAAGCAGCTGCAGACGCGCATAGGGGCGCTGAACGGCAACATCCCATCGCAGCAAACCTATTTCTCGAACAGCGCCGCGAACGCTATTGGCCTTGGCCTTGGTGGCGCGAAGCTCGTTTCTGCGCTCGGTGGCATTGGCGGCATCAAAGACGGGATCAATTCCGGAATTGACGCCATTTCTGGTTTGCTCGGCTAAGGAGATTGCCATGTCCATTTTTGGGATTTTCGGTGATCCGGACACGGGCAACACCTCGCCCCTGCTCGGCGGATCGCTGCCTGACCCGTCCTCCTACGCCCTGGACGGCGGATTGCAGGCAATCGCCCCCCTCATGGGGCCGCAGCGCGCCCCGGTTGGAATTGGGCAGTTCGTCGCGGCGCTCGCGGGCGGGATGGGCGCCGGGCGGCGCGTGGGTGAACAGGATCGCCTGCGCCAACTCCTGTCCGCGTATCAGCTCCAGAAGAACGCCCGTGATGAACGCAAGGCCGCCGCCGCCGACGCGCAGGTGGAGACTGCGGCGAAGGATCTGGAGGGGCAGGGAAAAGCGCAGGAGGCTGCTTGGTTGCGGGCCGGCGGCGTGTCGGCGTTCAACGAGTTGATGAAGTCCCGGCTGAACAGCGACTGGATGCCGCTTGGGGGCGGAGCCTTCCCCGGCGCTCCGGGCCCGGTCGGCGGCGCCCAGTCCAGTGGCGGAACGGCGACGCAGCCGCGGGCGCCTCAGGTTCCTGCGGTGTTCCAGGATCTCCTGGCGCAGCACGCCGACCGCGCCAATCTCTCGCCGCAGCTTGTCGGATCCGTGCTGATGGCCGAGAGCGGCGGCGACCCGAATGCGGTGTCCGGGAAGGGTGCGCGGGGGCTGATGCAGATCATGCCCGGCACGGCCCGTGATCCGGGCTTCGGCGTCCAGCCGGCCCGCGATGCTTCCCCGGAGGAGAACATCCGCGTCGGCGTGGACTACCTCGCGGCGCTCAAGAAGAAGTATGGCGGGGACGAGCGGCTGGCCTTGGCCGCCTACAACTGGGGGCATGCGAACGTGGACAACTGGCTGTCCGCCGGCGCCGACCCCGCCAAGCTCCCGGCGGAAACCCGTGCCTATGTGGAGAAGGTGCTTGGCCCCGCCGCCGCGCCGGTTCAGGTGGCGGACGCCAGCGGCGACGGGTGGCGGCAGGTCTTCCACAAGGGCAGCGGGAAAATTTTCGAGATCAGCCCGGACGGCAAGAAGATGCGGGAGGCGCGCGACCCGCGGGCCGGTCTGTTCTCCGGAACTTCGGTTGAAGGACAGGCGCTGAACCAGCTGGTACAGAGCGGCCTTCTGTCCAAGGAGCAGGCGCTCGCTTGGGCGGCCGGGAAGACCGTGACCGGGCCGAACGGGCAACTCGACTTCATCACCCCGCAGTCGGCCCCGCGCGCCGATGCCAGCAATCCGTCGGGCGCCACCTCAACGCCCTCCGGGACTGCCCCCGCCATGACGACCGTCCGACCTGGGCAGCTCGCGCCGCAGGACAAGGAGGCCATTATGGAGGCGGACAAGGCTGCGGAAGCGGCTGATGGAGCAATCCGAGCCCTCAACGATGCCCTGGCGCTGAACAGGAAGGCATGGGGCGGGGCCATGGCTCCCGTGGCCCAAACTCTGGGGCGCACCGGCGTGGTTTTCCAGGAGGGCGGTCCAGCAACGACGGAGCTGGAGAACATCATCGGGACCCAAGCCCTTGGTCAGCTGAAGGCAATCTTCGGCGCGGCGCCGACCGAAGGCGAGCGGAAGATCCTCATGGATCTTCAAGGCTCCATCACCAAGTCCGCAGACGAACGCGAAGTAATCTTCAAGCGCTCGCTCGACGCGGCGCAAAAGCGGCTGGAGCGCGAGCGGGCACGGGCGCAGGCGCTGCGCAGCGGCACCTATTACACCGAAGGCATGCCTCAGCAGGCCGCCCCCCAGGCGGCCTCGGCGCGGGTCCTTCGTTTTGACGCACAGGGGAACCCGATCCAATGACCGTGCGCGCTGAACTGCATGACGGCACCGTTCTGGAGTTTCCGGACGGCACGTCGGACGAGGTGGTGTCGAACACCGTGAAGCGCCTGATAGGCGTCCAGCCGGCCACGCCCCAGCCCCCGGAGCGCAGCTTTGGGGAGGAGGCGTTGCGGAAGGCCGAGTTTGCCAGCCGTGGCGTCTCGGACAGCGTCTTGGAGACCATCGGCGCGATCCCGGATGCCATCTGGAGCGGCGCCCGTGCGCTCGGGCTACCGGCCCCGGAAGGGAAGGCCGCGGACACCCTGAAACAGGGGTGGAATGCCGTTGGCCGGACCCTCTCCGCCCCCCTCAACGCAGCCTTCCCCGGCGTGATGGATGGGCCGAAGACGACGGGCGACAAGCTCGTCTATGGGGCTGGGCGGGGCGTCGGCGATGCGCTCACCGTCATGGCCCCGGCGGCAGGGGCTGCCAAGGTCGCGCAGGCTGGCGGCCTCACGCGTGGCGTGGCGGAGGTCCTGGCCGCTCAGCCTGTCGTGCAGGCGGCTGCGGGCGCTGCCGGCGGTGGTGTCGGCGAGGCGACGGACAGTCCCTTGATGGGCATCCTCGCCTCACTGGCCGTGCCTGCGTCGATGGCCGGGGCGAGCCGCGTCGTGTCGCCCGTCCGGAACCAGCTCAACCCCGAGCAGGCCCGTTTGGCGGCGGCGGCGGCCCGCGAAGGCATTGAGTTGACCCCGGCGCAGGCCACCGGCAGCAAGCCGCTTCAGGCGATGGAAGCGGTCATGGGCACGCTTCCCATGACCAGCGGCCCGCAACGCGCCCTGGAGGCGACGCAGCGGGAGGCGTTCAACCGCGCGGTTCTGTCGCGGGCGGGCGTCCAGGCTGACCGGGCGAGCCCGGAGGTGCTGGACGATGCGTTCCGCGTCCTGGGGCGGCAGTTCGACGACTTGGCCCGCCGCACCACGGTCCAGGTGGACGACAAGCTGTTCAAGGAGGTGGACGCCGTGGCGAGCGAGTATGGGCGGCGCCTGCCGACCGACGTCGCCCCGGTCTTCCAGAGTTACGTGGACGACCTGAACGTTATGAGGTCGGCTATGGCCCCGCCGCCACCCGCCGGCTCCGGCGCCGCGGGCTCAGTGGTCCCGGCGTCCCAGACATCGACCGTCCAGATCCCCGGCGAAGCGTTCCAGAACATCGTGTCCGGGCTGCGCGCCCGCGCCCGGTCGGCGCAGAACAACCCGGCCCTGCAAACCGCGCTCGACCGGCTGGCCGATGCGGTCGACCGGACGATGGTGCGCAGCGCCACGCCGGAGGTGGCGAGCGCTTGGCGGCAGGCGCGCCGGAACTATCGCAACCTGCTGACCATCGACAAGGCGATGGCCGGCGGCACGCAGGCCGATCGGGCGGCGGGCGACATTGCGTTCGGCGCGTTTCGGCAGGCCGTGCGTCAGTCCGACCCCCGCGGGTTTGCGCGAGGGCGTGGGGAGATGAACGAGCTGGCGCGCATTGGCGACTTTCTCGGGGCCGCGCGCATCCCGACCAGCGGAACGTCCGAGCGCAACACGATGACCAACCTGCTCACTGGAGGCGGGCTGGGGGCGACCGGTGGCGCGTTGGCCGGTGGCGCTGATCCGCTGCTTTCCCTGGCCGTGGCTGGTGGCGCCACGGTTCTCCCCCGCGCCCTCCAGATGGCCTACAACAGCCCCGCCGGCCGGGCGTGGCTGACGAACCAGCTTGCCGCCGGAGCCGCTCCCGCACCCGGCTTGCTGGGGGCCGTGGCGCTGGGGCGCGAGAAGGACATTCGCGGGCTGCTCGGCGGACCTTAAGGCGACATGGACATGGACCGGGCGGCCTTCCAGCCGAACCGGAGCCACACATAGAGAAAGGTGGATGCCCACCCGGAGGAGAACCCGCCGACCAGCGCGATCAGCAGGGGGACTTTCGGGTTCGGGTCGTCCATGAAGACCCAATAGAGCCAGCAGCCAACAGCCGCTGAAACTGCGCACTGGGCGACTTCTCCGACCGTCACCTTCATCCGCTTCCCCATGGTGGTCCCCGCGAAGCTACCACGCCTGTTGTGATGTGGCGAGCCAGACGCAGGGCACAACCAGTGCCGCGACAACACTCCAACACCCGACCGACCAGGCGCCCGCGAGGCGCCTTTTTCATGCCCGCGAGGAGGCATCATGAGCACCTTCGACAAGGCCCTTGCCTTCGTCCTGGAGAAGGAAGGCGGGCCGACGATCACCGACGACCCGCGCGACCCCGGCGGCCTGACCCGCTGGGGCGTCTCCAAGCGCGCCTACCCGGACCTGGACATCCGCAACCTGACCCGCGAGCAGGCGGCGGCGATCTACCGCCGGGACTATTGGGACCGGGCCGGCTGCGGCAACCTGCCGGCGGGCGTCGGCGTCATGCACTTCGACACCGCCGTGAACCAGGGGGCGGGCACCGCCGCGAAGTTCCTGCAGCTCGCCGCGGGCGTCGAGGCGGACGGCAAGATCGGACCGAAGACGCTCGCCGCCGTGCAGCGCGCCCGGCCCGCCGATCTGCTGGTGGAGTATGCCGCCCGCCGCGCCGACCACTATGGGCGGCTGCCGCACTTCCCGACCTACGGCCTGGGCTGGTCCCGCCGGCTGGCCGCCTGCCTCGCCCTGGCCATCACCGCCTGACGAGCAGGATGCAACCGCTGATATGCGATCCGTTTTGGCGGAAACTCGGAGGAAATCGGGAGCGGTGACCAATTAAAACAGTGGCTTACACCCAGATTTAAGAGGTGAATCATCCCGCAAGGAACTCAGCACCACAAGTTGCGCCGCCCGGCATCCCGCCCGGCGGCTTTTTGCTGCCTGAAAGGAGGCACCCATGCCCATCGCCCACCGAAAGAAGCTCGCCCTCGTCGCGTTCGCCGTCGCCGCCGGCGCGGTCGACTACTTCGCCGGGACCAACTTCCTCCCCATGGCGCTCCAGGCTCTCATGGGGATGTGAGGGCAGGGGCGCCCCGCGCCCCGCTACCCCCGCTCCGCTGTCCAAGTATAACTGTGACGCGTCACAGTATCAGGCCGCATTTGGCGCGCGACTCGGCAACGCAAGCGGAACACAGCCTATAAAAAACAATCACTTAGGCGGGCACGCTGTGGATGCCCCATTCGGGCCTGAAGGCGGAGGGAGGCGTTCGGCTGTGCCACTGGTACCACAAGACGGCCATCGGCCACGCCTCCGGTTCCGACGTGAAGACGGACATCTCGTGGCACGGCGATCGGGCCGCGCATTTCGTGAACAACATGATGTCGCAGGGCGCCGGCCTGATCGACGCGGCGGGCGTCGTCACCATGCGCTGCCTGGAAGCCTGACGCCCTCCCTGCCGACGACCCGACCTGGAGTTTTCCCCATGGCCTATCTTCCGAAGGACCTGAGTGTCCTCGCCTACGCCAACGGCTTCACCCTGTGGCACTACACGACGCCGGACGCCGCCGCCCTGGTGGACAACAGCGGCTATTTCAACGGCGCGTCCGACCTGCTGCGCAGCGGCGATATGATCCTGGCCAACACCGGCACCGCCGGGACGCCCGCCGCCGGCGTCTTCGTGGTCGCCGCCAACGCGGCGGGGGTGGTGGACGTCACCAACCTGTCGCCCTTCGGCGCGTCCAACACGGACTGATGGACGTCGCACGATCTTCCCTCTCCCGCCCCGGGAGAGGGAAGGGGCCCGCGCAACGCGCGGGAAGGGTGAGGGTGCCAGCAACGGGCTGGCGCTCGATCTTTGCAACCACCCTTACCCGCCCGCTTCGCGGGCACCCTCTCCCGGGGCGGGAGAGGGCTTTGGAGGATCGATCCCATGGCATTGACGGCTATCGGGCTGTGCAGCCGCGCGCTCATCAAGATCGGGGCGACGGCGATCACCGCCTTCGACGCGGGCACCGCCGAGGCGGAGGTCGCGGGGGCGCTCTTTGAGCCGGCGCGCGACGCGCTGCTCTCCGCCAACGCCTGGAGCTTCGCCACCCGGCAGGCCCGGCTGGCGCGGCTGGCCGACGACCCGGTCGCCGATTACGGAGCGGCCTTCCAGCTTCCCGCCGATTTCCTGCGCGCGCTCGGCGCCGGGGCGGGCGGGCGGGGCCGCGGGCTCGACTACCGCATCGCCGGGCGGGCGCTGCACGCGGCGTCCGACGCGGTGGTGCTGACCTATGTCGGGCGCCCGGCGGAGGAGGACTTTCCCGCCTTCTTCGATCAGGCGCTGATCGCCCGGCTGGCCGCGGAGTTCTGCATCCCGCTGACCGAGAGCACGAGCCGGGCGGAGCTGCTGCAGCGGCTGGCCGAGAACGAGTTCCGCCGCGCCCGCCAGATCGATGCCCTGCAGGACAGCCAGCCGGGCTTCGAGGATTTCACCCTGATCGATGCGAGGGGCTGATGGCGCGGGTTCGTCAGGTGAAGACTAACTTCACGGCGGGGGAGATTTCCCGCCGGCTGCTCGGGCGCGGCGACCTGCGCGCCTATGACAACGGGGCGCTGGCGCTGCGCAACCTGTTCATCCACCCGACCGGCGGCGTGACGCGCCGCTCCGGCCTCGCCTTCGTCGATCCGGCCCGCGGCGACGGGCGGCTGGTCTCCTTCGAGTTCAACACCGAGCAGACCTATCTGCTGGTCTTCTCCGAGGGGCGGATCGACGTCTACGGCAACGACACGCCCATCGCCAGCGTGGAGGCCCCCTGGACCGCCGCCCAGCTTCTCCAGATCACCTGGACGCAGAGCGCCGACACGCTGCTGGTCTGCCACCCCGACGTGCCGCCGCGCAAGCTGACCCGCAGCGGCGCCGACGCCTGGGCGCTGACCGGCTGGAGCTACGTCGCAGAGGGGGAGTGGGTGGCGATGCCCTTCTACCGCTTCGCCGACCCGGCCGTGACGCTGACCCCGTCGGGCACCGACGGGCTGGTGACGGTGACCGCCTCCGCCCCGGTCTTCGACCCGAAGCAGGAGGGGGCCCGCCTGCGCATCCAGGGCAAACAGCTCCGCGTCGAGGGGGTGGTGTCGGCGACCCAGGTCACCGCGACGGCGCTGGAGACGTTGGCGGGAACCGCCGCGACGACGGCCTGGGACGAGCAGTCCTTCTCGCCGCTGCGCGGCTGGCCGGTGTCGGCGGCCTTCCACCAGGACCGTCTGGTCATCGGCGGGTCGCGCGACCTGCCCAACCGGCTGTGGCTGTCGCGCTCCGCCGACCTGTGGAATTTCGACCTGGGCACCGGGCAGGACGACGAGGCCATCGAGTTCGGCATCCTGTCCGATCAGGTGAACGCGGTGCGCGCCGTCTTCTCCGGGCGGCATCTCCAGGTCTTCACCTCGGGCGCGGAATACATGGTGTCGGGCGATCCGCTGACCCCGCAGAACATCCAGGTCCACCGGCAGACGCGCATCGGCTCCCCCGTCGACCGCTCCGTCCCGCCGCGCGACGTGGACGGGGCCACCCTGTTCGTGTCGCGCAACGGGCGGGAGATCCGCGAATTCCTCTACACCGACACCGAGGCCGCCTATCAGGCCAACGATCTGGCGCTGCTGGCCCGTCATCTGGTGGTGAGGCCGCGCGACCAGGATTACGACCAGGGCCGCCGGCTGATGTTCGTGGTGATGGAGGACGGCGCGCTGTGCGCCCTGACCGTCTACCGGCTGGAGCAGGTGACCGCCTGGACCCGGCTGGAGACCGATGGGGCGGTGCGCTCCGTCGCGGTGGTCGGGGACGAGGTCTACGCGCTGGTCGACCGCGCCGGGCGGTGGAGCGTGGAACGCTTCGACGACGCTTTGAACCTCGACGCCGCGCTGGTCGGCGACCATGAGGCCCCGACCGCGGTGTGGAGCGGGCTGGACCATCTGGAGGGGCGGACCGTCGCGGTGGTCGCCGACGGCACGGTGCGAGCCGACGCCACCGTCGCCGCGGGAAAGATCGTGCTCGACCCGCCAGCCCGCCACGTCGAGGCCGGTCTGCCCTACAGCCACCGCATCGAGCCGCTGCCGGTCAGCCTGCTCGGTCAGGCGGGCGGAACCGACGCGGTGCGGCTGGTCTCCGTCGGCTTCCGGCTGGAGGAGACGGCGGCGCTGCACGCGGACCTGGGGCGCGGCCTTCAGGAGCTGCCGCTGCACCGGACGGGGCCGCAACCGGCGGGCGGCGTTCCGGCGCTGGTTTCCGGGGACCGCAAGCTGCGGGCGCTGGGCTGGCGGCGCGACAGCGACCGGCCGCTGTGGAGCATCCGGCAGGACGCGCCGCTGCCCTTCACGCTTTTGTCCGTAACCATGGAACTGAGGGTGAACGACTGATGGGCGGAATCACGACCCTGGCCACGACGGCGCTGCCGCTGGCCAACGCCGTCGCCGACACGGTGGACCGTGTCTCCGGCACGTCGGACAGCGCGCGCCGCCAGCAGGCTGCCGACGAGCGCCGCTACGCCTATCAGGCGGAACAGCAGCGCCTGCAATGGCAGCGCGAGGACGAGCTGCGCCGCCAGGACCAGGAGCTTCAGCGCCAGAAGGAGGAGCAGGCCCGCGCCGAGGCGGAGCGGCAGCGCAGCCGCGAGATGGACTGGCTGGCGCAGAGCCAGAACCTGGCCGCCGAGCAGCTCCGCGCCGGGCAGGCCGCCACGCTGGCGGACAAGGAAGGGGACGCCCGCACGCGGCTGGCGCAGATGTCCGCCGCCGCGCAGTCCGACGAGCGGCGGCGCGTGGATGCCCTGCGCCGCACCGTGGCGCGCACCCGCGCCACGCTCGGCTCCAACGGGGTCAGCGCGGCGGATGGGTCCGGCGAGGCGATCCTGCTCGGCGTCGTCAAGGACAGCGCCGCGGAGCGCGGGGAGGCGGAGGGCACCGACCGGCTGAAGCGCGAGGCCATCCAGCAGGAGGTCGACAGCGTGCGGCGCCGCAACCTGCTGGAGCAGGCGCAGCTCGCCGAGCGCCAGCGGCTGGAGTTCATGAGCCGCTTCTACTGAACGCTTTCCTTCGATCCACGCAGCAGGAGGGGCGTAACCCATGCCCAGCGCAATCGACGTTCCGCGTGGCAACCCGCGCGTCCAGTATCTTGCCGACGGCGTGCAGGCGGACTTCACCTTCCCGTTTCCGGTCTTCGAGGACGGCGATCTTCAGGTCTTTCTGGGCGCGGCGCGGCAGACCACCGGCTATGCGGTGAGCGGTGCCGGGGAGACGGCGGGCGGCACGGTGGTCTTCGAAGCTCCGCCGGAGGCCGGGACGCCCGTCCTGCTGCGCCGCCGCCTGCCGATCGAGCGGATGAGCGATTTCCTGGAGAGCGGGCCGCTTCCGGCCTCCAGCCTCAACCGCGAGTTCGATCAGCTGACCGCCGCGCTCCAGCAGGTGGCCGGCGATCAGGAGCTGATGCTGCGCTACACCGACACCGACCTGCCGGCCTCCAACCGCTTGCCGGAACGGACGGTGCGGGCCGGCCAGCTCCTTGCCTTCGATACGGTGGGAAATCCCATTGTCCGTCCGCCGGTGGACGAGGAGGCGCTGTCCACCTTCGTCGCCCCCGGCGCCGGCGCGGTGCGCCGCCCGGTGCGGGAGAAGCTGGCCGACGTCCTGTCGGTGAGGGATTTCGGCGCGGTCGGCGACGGCGTCGTTGACGACACGCGGGCGATCCAGGCCGCGCTGACCAGCGCGGACGCCGTCCATGTGCCGCCGGGCACCTACCGGATCACCAACACGCTGACCGTTGGCTATGGCCAGACGCTGCACGGGGCGGGGCAGAGGTCGGTCATCGCCGGCGCCTCGGCCGCGTTCGACCTGATCCATCTGCCGGACGGCTACGCCACGGTGAGCGGCCTGCGGCTGGAGCGGGGCGACGCGGCGGTGAAGCTGTTCGGGCGGGACGGCCCCTGCGTGCACAACACGCTGAGCGACCTGACCATCTGGGACCCGCGGGTCGGGTTGCTGTTCGACGGGTACGCCGACCCCAACTGGCCCTGCTATTGGAACATGGTGTCGCGCGTGATGGTGGCCCGCCCGTCGCTGCACGGGGTGTGGCTGACCCGGACGGGGGAGGGCGACACGCCAAACGCAAACCGCTTTTCCATGGTGCGCGTCTATTCCCTGTCGGCGCCCATCGCCGGCTGCGGCTTCTTCGTGGAGCAGGGCAAGTACAACAACAGCTTCCAGGACTGCGAGGCCAACCTGTCGACCATGGCGCTGGCCTGCTTCCGCGTCGGCGCCAACACCGACAAGACGCTGATTCTGAACTTCTACGCCGAATCGCTGGGCGGCGTGCCCAACGTGCAGCTCGACGCCGGGTCGGTGGAGACGGCCATCGTCAATCTGCTGTCGATGTCCGCCGGCCCGGCCATCTACGACCTGTCGGGCGGCCGCTACACGGCGGTGAACGCTGGTTATCCGGAGAAGAACCGGCTGGCGCGCAGCCGCGTCTCCGAACTGGTCGTCGAAGCCCTGCGCTACGACACCGAATATGTGGAGCCGCAGGCCGGCGGGGTGGTCGCGCTGGACCTCGCCAGCTCCGTCTATCTGGTCAGCGCCTACAGCGGCGACGTGGAGCTTCGGCTGCCGGCGGCGGGGGCGGCCAATGGCCACGCGGTGACGGTGAAGCGGACGGACGCCTCCGCCCACCGACTGACCGTCACCGAAGACGGCGGGCCGGGACCGGACGGCCGGACGGTGGCGCTGGGCAACCGCTACGACTTCGTGACCATCGTCTCGAACGGGGCCGGCTGGTGGGTGGTGGCCGGCAACAACCGGCCGGGCAACGCCCATTTCCACGACCGGCCGGGCCTGTTCGAGCCGGACCTGAATCAGGCGCTGTATCTGGTCAGCGCCTTCAATGGCGCGGTCACGGTGCGGCTGCCGGCGCCGGGGGCGCTGCACGCGGTCGGGCGCACGGTGACGGTCAAGAAGGCCGACGTGTCGGGCAACCCGGTCACCGTCACCGTGCAGGGCGGTGGCGGGCCGGACAACGCTCCGGTGACTCTGGGCGCCACCGGCAGTGCGGTCACGGCGATGTCCAACGGCGCCGGCTGGCACATTCTGGGCCGGGTGGCGTGATGGAGGCGGAAACGCGCAAGAAGGGTTTCTTCGCCTTCGTCCAGGATTGGAACCGGCAATCGGAGCTGACCACCCCCCGCCACCATCTGCAGATCGCCGCGTGGCTGGAACGGCAAGCCGTCGGAGTCGGGTCTTTTGGCATCGGGCCGCGCCTGCTGCTGATAGCCTTCCGCGGGGCGGGCAAGTCGTCCATCGTCGGCCTGTTCGCGGCCTGGATGCTCTACCAGGACCCCAACCGGCGGCTGCTCGTCCTGGCGGCGGACCTGAAGCTGGCCAAGAAGATGGTGCGCAACGTCAAGCGCATCATCGAGCGCCATCCCGACACCCGCGGCCTGAAGCCCCCGGCGAAGGAGCGCGACCAGTGGGCGGCCGACCAGTTCACCGTGGTGCGGGCTCAGGAGTTGCGCGACCCCTCCATGGTGGCGGCGGGTGTGGGTGGCAACATCACGGGCAGCCGCGCTGACGTGGTGATCTGCGACGACGTCGAGGTGCCGCGCACCTCCGGCAGTCCGGGCAAGCGCGCCGACCTGCGCGAGAGGCTGGCGGAGATCGACTATCTGCTGGTGCCGGGCGGGGTGCAGCTCTATGTCGGGACGCCGCACAGCTACTACTCCATCTACGCGGAGGAGCCGCGGGCGGAGGCGGGCGAGACGCGGCCTTTCCTGGACGGCTTCGCGCGGCTGGTCCTGCCGGTCTACACCGACGGCCCGGACGGCCGGCGCCGCTACGCCTGGCCGCAGCGCTTCGGCGAGGCCCACGTCAACCGCATCCGCAAGACGACCGGTCCCAACAAATTCACCAGCCAGATGCTGCTGCAGCCGGTCAACGAGGCGGAAGGGTTCCTCGACCCCGACCGGCTGGGCCGCTACGACGGCGAGCTGGACTACCGGGAGTCGGCGGGGCGGGCGGTGCTGACGCTGAACGGCCAGCGCATGGCCTCGGCCTCCTGCTGGTGGGACCCGGCCTTCGCACGCCCGGCGGCGGAGGGCGGCAAGCTTGGCGATTCCAGCGTCGTCGCCGCGGTGTTCGGCGGAGCGGACGGGCGCTTCTACCTGCACCGCGTGCTCTACCTGTCGGTGGACCCCGGCGATCCGGACACCGAGGCGGAGCAGCAGTGCCTCCAGGTCGCCCGCTTCCTGGAGCGGCATCACCTGCCGGCGGTCCATGTGGAGATCAACGGCATCGGACGCTTCCTGCCCGGCCTGCTGCGCAAGGCGCTGCGCACGGAGAAGGTCGGCGCCGCCGTGGTCGAGGAGGCGAGCCGCCGGGCCAAGGCGCTGCGCATCCGCGAGGCGTTCGACGCCCTGCTGGCCGACCGCCGGCTGCTCGCCCACGCCGCGGTGTGGGACACGCCCTTCATTCGCGAGATGCGGGAATGGTCGCCGGACGCACGCTACGCCGGCCGCGACGACGGGCTGGACGCGGTGGCCGGCGCGCTGTCCTGCGAGCCCTTCCGCTTCGACCGCCAGCCGCTGCCGGGCCGCAAGCCGGACTGGCGCGCCGTTGCGGCGCCGCCCCCGGTGGGGGAGTGGGACGTGTGACCATTCCCGCGAAGTCCCGTGGTTCGACGGGCCGCCTTCCCTGAGCGGAGGGCGGCCCTTTCTTTTGCCTTTTTCCTTGGAGAATGCAGATGCAGGAGTCCATCGACCTGTCCTGGTGGATCACGGCGGTCGAGTTGCCGGTCTTGGGCGGGCTGTTCTGGTTGATCGCCCGGCTGCGCCGCGACGCCGAAACCGCGCTGGAGACGGTGCGGGCGCGCGCCGAGACCGCCCAGGCGCAGGTGCGCGAGAGCTTGGCCGCCTACAAGCTGGAGGTCGCCAAGACCTATGTCTCGGTCGCGACGCTGAAGGATGTGGAGCGGCGGCTGACCGACCATCTGCTGCGCATCGAGACCAAGCTGGAAAACGGCTGCGCTCCCTTCGCCCAGCCCTACGTTCCGCCCTATGGCGACGGAGGCCGCCGATGAGGGCGCGCGTCCTGAAGCCGGAGCCCGGATCGGCCGTTCCGCCGCAGGGGCCGTCCGCCGATCCGCCCGGCCAAGCCGTCGACACGCTCGCCCGGACCCTGTGGGGGGAGGCGCGCGGCGAGTCCGTGCGGGCCATGGAGGCGGTGGCGGCGGTCGTGATGAACCGCGTCAGCCGGGCGCGCGATCAGGGAGGATGGTGGTGGGGGAATGACGTGGTCGCCGTCTGCCGTCTGCCGGGACAGTTTCCCTGCTGGGACCCGGACGCGCCGGGACGGCTGGGGCTGCTGTCGGTCACCGCCGCGGACCCGGTCTTCGCCGCCGCCCAGCGGATCGCCCGCCGCGCGGTGGCCGGTCTGCTCGACGACCCGACGGGCGGAGCGACTCACCTGCACCGGGCAGGGGCGAACCCGCAATGGGCGCAGGGGCGCAGCGTCTGTGCCGAGATCGGCGGGTTGCAGTTCTACGACGACGTCGAATGA